ACACCTAGTCCCCGTTGAGATTGCCGGTGATTCCTGTATGGACTTGACTAGCCAGTTATGGTATACTATTCGGATCAATCCTGAAACACATCAATGAAACGTAACCCCTATTATAAGACCCAAACGGGTCGGCGCCGAAGGAGAAATCAACATGAGCGATTCGATCGATCTTAAACTCAGGGGTTACCAAACGCCGGCGCAAACAGCGCAGGAACCGGAAAACCCGAGAAGTTACGAGGAAGCCCATTGGTTCCAAAATGGGTTTATCGCAGGCGCGACAGCTTATGCCGCTGTCCGTGGTGATTCGACGCTGAAGACAACCAATCAACACCTACGGGTTGTCTTCGATACTCAGTCATGGAAGACGATCGAGGCGTATGAGCGCACTCCGCCGATGGCGCCACAACTGGACGAGAAGGTTAAGCAGTGGCTTGGGATGAACCAAAAGACTGAGGATCAAGTCCGCCACGGTACATTTCCGCTCGGTATGGTCCAAGGCTGGATCGATCGTGCCGAACGTGCCGAGCGAGAATTTGTCAGTGCCAAAGCATCCCTTGGAGAACTGCAAAGTGTTGTCTCGGATGCCAACCTTGACTTGGACAAACTTGGTGATTTGCTCGCCGATTCGTCCGGGCACTTGGTCGGTCAGACATCGGCTGTAACCGAGATCAACCGTATCCTTGACGTACTCTCAACGCTGGTGATCCGCAGGACAGAGTCGGAGAAACGAATGGTGGCTGATCAACCGATGCGATGGGATGACTGGAAGGCCGAAGTCAACCGCATCTGCTGCGGCATGACATGGCCAGGGACCAATATCATCACGGAGCAGACAGACGACGGAATGCGCGAATATTACGACCAAGGCTACACGCCACAAGCCGCCGTTGACGACATGATCAAAGGTGTGAACGAGTGAAAGGAATGCAATGGTTGCGCCGTTACAGGCGCAACATAGGTGCCCTTATAGGACGGAGAACAAAAGAAGATGACTGAGAGAGAACACACGATCATCCTTGCGGACCGTTTGCTGAACGAGCCGAACGCCGATCCTGATGATGATCTCAGGATGCTCGCGAGGCAATTTCAGCGGCTCAAAGAGGAGAACGACCGCTTTCGCGCTGGCCTCGGCGCAATCGGCCAGATCATCCACGGCTCAACTCGCGTCACATGCCGTATTGCAGAGAAGACACTGGCAGGTGGCGATCCGAGGGCACTGGAATTCTTTGATCCGCTATGAATCATAAAGCCCATTAGAGGACGCTGAGGCGTTCAGAGAGGATCGAACAGTGGGAAGGGGGCGAATACCACTCAGCGAGGGAAGGCGGCTTTGTGACGCATACAAAGCCCCGATGTGCATCGTGTTCACGATCCACGAAGGCAATATTTTCAATGTGATGACCTACGGGATGACGAAGGCGCTCTGCCGTCTTGCCGCAGACTACGGAAACAAAATTGCTGAAGCGATCCTAGGAAGCAAGATTACGCCTGCGACCAGCGAACCAACTCACCTTTCGGACCATCCCGAGGGATGGGAGCAGGATACCCTTTGCGTCCGCCTTCGGAAACTGGTGCACGGCTGGCGAGAAAACGAATTGGAAATTAGGACCGACTCCGAGAATTACCGCGATATGCAATATCGCGAGCTTCTCTTGGAAGTGGCCGACGAAGTTGAGAAGGCGATGAATGAAACATAAGCCCGATTCCCGGACACAAACGAAAGGGTTGAGACATGATAGAACTAAAGCCGTGTCCATTCTGCGGATCGCGCGACCTTGTTGTATACAGCAATGAGAGGCGCGCTTATGTCGCATGCGAATGCGGCAGTCAGGGACCGCAAATCAAATACAACGAGCCCGGTAGGATATGGGAATGGCGCACCCAAGCGGAGACAACTTGGAACAAAAGACGGGCTGATGCAAACGCAACATAATGACCCTAATAGGACACAAACCATGATCGATCCGTGGTGGATATACCGGCGGGAAACGAGCGATGGCCGAGAGGTCACGGTGATTGATCTCCTTGGCGGGCGCGGGCGCATCGGTATCAATCCGATCGGTTCCCAATGCTTCGTCGATAACTGGTGATATGATACGCTCTCGGCTGCGGTCGTGGCCGCAATCAAGTGGAACCCGGAAGAAAAACCGGAACCGGAAGGCTGGATGCGCAACCCGTTGTCGGGCCGACGGCGCCCCGATGGAGACCCTACCCGAGAATACGTACGCGAATAGACGGAGCGACCCATGTTCTACGGCGCAAACATGCCCAGTTGCGACTACTGGACCACGGGGCTTTTCTCCCGTGACGTGATGTACTACGCGTGCAACTGGTGGCCAGTCAAACGGACCAACCTCTACCAGCAAGTCCCAGGCGTTCCGCTGCCCCCTCTCGATCCTGACGGCTACCCCACCGATCTCACCGCGTATGCCAATCAAGGGCTCGCGGTGACGTGCGTGCCCCTCATGCACAATGGCGGGTTCTATCCCGCTGGGCTCTATACGCTCGCCTTCGACGGCACGGGAACGATCGTTGTCTCCGGTGGCTCGGGCATGCCGCAAACCGAGTGCGCCCAGACCGGCAGCTCGCCCGTCGAGCGGCGCTGCCCGATCCCAGGCGCCACCGACGGCGGGATCTTCGTCTCAGTCACGGCCAGCGATCCAAGCGACCACGTGCGCAACATCCGGCTTCTCATGCCGGACGTCGACGGTCAGCGTCCCGATTCGCCATTCTATTATCCGTTCATGGAATATCTGAAGCCGTTCACCTACTTACGCTTCATGGACGCCATGAAAACCAACGGCAACCAAATCACGGATTGGAGTCAGCGCACCAGAGCCACCTATTACACCAAGACAGGCACGGCCGGGCTTCCCGTGGAAACGATGGTCGCGCTTTGCAATGAGGCGAAAGCGTGGCCGTGGTTCAATATGCCGGTCCATGCCAATGAGGGTTACATCCGCTCGTTCGCCCAGTACGTCCACGACAACCTGGACGACGAGCTCCTGGTGTACGTCGAGTTTGGGAACGAATTGTGGAATTCGGGCGGCGTCTTTCATGACGCATGGCAATTCGTTCACGATTATTCCCAGGCCCACGGCATCGGCCACAACGTAGCCATCGCTGACCTCTCGAAATGGTGCTGGGACATCTGGCGCGACGTCTTCGGCGCCGACCAGGGCCCGACGCTCCAGCGCGTGGCGGCGGGACAATTCAGCGTGCCGGCCGATTGCGACACCATGCTCACCCGACTCGCGGCCACGGCGGCGGCCGATGATCCCGCGCTCGGCTTCGACGTCCTGTCGGTGGCGCCTTACTTCGCGCCTTCGACGGCAAACTACAACGCCAAGACGACCACGGCCCAGCTCGTCGACGATCTCGATCACTCCATCATGGGACTCGCCGGGCCCTTGAATAAACAGCTCGAACTGCGCGCCAAGTGGGAAGCGCTGCGCAAGGATCACTTGCCGTTCATCTGCTACGAAGCCGGGCCCGAGCTCGTGTGTGATCCGTCGCTCTCGTGGCATGCCGCGTTCATCGGCACGCAGACGCACCCGAATATGTGGGGCGTGACGGAACACTTCCTGGAAATGCTCCGAGCGAACGGGGTCGATGGCGTCAACTATTACGAGCTCGTCTACCTCGCCAAGCCGACCGGGAAATACGCCTGGGGAGCATTACAACACTTGTTCGAGGACCAACAGGCCCAACCCAAGTATTGGGCCATCGAGGCGCTCGCCAACTACCATGACAATGAGGTTGCCGGCTTCATCTTCGACAACCCCCAGGACACGCCGGCCGGCAAAACCCAGTCGATCACCGTGACCGCGATCGGCGACAACGGCGGCCGAATGGTGGGCTACCTCGGGACCGTGATCTTTAGTTCGACCGATCCCCGCGCGATCCTGCCGCTGCCCTACACGTTCCGGCCCGAGGATCAGGGACAGCACACGTTCGACGTCGGCTTTCAGACATTGGGTCAGCACTCGATCAGCGTGCGCGATCGGTGGATGATGAAGCCGGCGCTTGTGACCCCAGGGGCGACGTCGAAATTCGTCGTGGCCGGCTACCCCTCGGCAGTCGCCGGCAGCCCCCAGCAGTTCCAGGTGACGGCCGCCGACTCGGCGAACAACCTGACGCCCAGCTACCTCGGAACGGTCCATTTCACGACGAACGACTGGCAGGCCGGTTGCGTGCCGGCCGATTACACATTCAAGGACGTCGACAAGGGCACGCACACCTTCACGGGCACGCTCAAGACCGCCAATTACCTCTTGTCGATCACGGCCACCGACACGGGCAATACGAAGCTGTCAGGGACCCAAAGCGGCATCAAGATCACGGCCGGGGATCCGGCGATCGTGGTGTTCGGTCAAGCGCCGAAGACCGCCACGGCGGGCGTGCCGGTGGGTTTCAGCGTGCGCATCCAGGACCGGTACAACAACCTCTCGCCGTCGTTCACGGGGACCGTGACCTTTGGGAGCTCGGACGCAAGAGCTCAATTGCCGCCACCGTACACGTTCACCGGGAGCGAGGGCGGGATCGCCAATCTGTCGGTGACGTTCAACACGCCGGGCACGCAACGACTCAACGCGTCGGCGGCGGCGCTCGGCAGCCAGGCGAATACCAATGTCATGGTGAGCCCAGCACAACCACCGGGCAAGATTGAGGAAGACGGAGCGTGAGACGGTGCTAGAGACAATCCGAGCGACCAAATTGACAATCGACGAACAAAGGGAGCTCGCGAGACGATACCGAGCTGGTGATCTCTCGGCGCGGAATCAACTCGTGTGTGCGAATTTGCCTCTCGTCTTTTGGGTGGTGAAGCAATTCCGCCGAGGGCGATTCACGATCGATGAGCTGGTGTCGGAAGGCATTCTCGGGCTCATGAGAGCGATTGAGCTATGGAATCCCGAACAGCCGTACGCGTTCAGTACGTATGCCGTGATTGCGATCCGAGGCGAACTGTTCAAGATGAGGAGGAAGCTGCGGGCGGAAATTCGCAACTCGGAAAATCATGTCCTCTCGGTCATGCGATGGGTGCGCCCACGCGGCAAACTCACGCGCTTGACACTTGCGGGCGACGGTGAGTTTCCGGTCGTCGCGATCGGCCAGGAATCAACGGTCGGCTTTGTCTTCACACGCGAATGCGACGACAACCTGGAAGGCGCCATTGACTACGAGCGGCGTTTTCTGATCGAGAAACTCATGAGGCGTCTGACCGAGCGTCAGAAGAAAATGATTTACAGCCGGTACGGCTTCGGCTCGGAACCCAAGACACTCGAACAAATGGCGTATGACCACAAAATCACCAAGGAACGCATCAGACAGATTCTCCTCGCGGCACTCGACAAACTTCACACCGCAGCAACACGACCGCTCGGATGGGGAGGCTTTTCCCGTGACAACATACACTCAAGCGCTTAGGAACATCCCCCATGCCACGCGTCAGAGTACAGATTGACGAAATCGAGCTCGACGGCGACTACACATCGATCCCAAGCGTGTGCGCCACGTGTTCCAAGTGCGGGCATGAAACGGAGAGCTACGGCCAGAGCGGCGCGAGCGTGCGCCGCTGCCTGGTGGCACTGCGCGAGGAATGCCCACGCAACGAGCGGAATTTCTATGTCGCCGAGGATGGAACGGATGAGGACTAGCCCATGCCCCTCCCCCTGCCCACCCCATGCACGATCTTCTTTTTCGCCAATCATCTCTGCGCAGTGTTCGACCATGACGGCCGGCAGATCCCGCGCTATCAGGCCGGCTACCACGGGCTGACCATCCAGCAACTTCGCGCCGATGGGATCAACCCGTGGGACATCCCCAACCGGGAAGGTCATCCCCTGCCGGGCGTGCCCGACTGGTGGGACGACGCGCACCAGGGCGCCTATACCAATTACATCGCGGCGCTCGACGCGTCAGCTGATCCGTCAGGAATGGGGATCAAGTGAGCGCATCGGACAAATCGCTCACGAGCTGGGACCGTTGAGGTTGAAAGAGCGCGGCAAAATCTTGTCGAGAATTTCCTCGGCAGTCTTAGAAATATTCTGGCCGCGATCAATCGCCACCATACGCAAGCGTAAGTGCACGTTATCCGAAAGATACAGGCGGCGCCCGCGCTCGTCTTTCCCGCCAGTCAACGTTCTCTTGAGACAACCGCGCGCACCCCTTTTGGTTTCCGTTGCCGGCGACTCGATCGGCGGCGAGACATCCCCCCCCTGCCCTTCCTCGATCGGCTCGGGAACAGGCGGCAGCTCGGCGTCATGCGGCACCGTGGATTCCAGGACGCCGCGCGGGATGTTGATCACCGATTGTTTGGATTGCGCCATGGGTCAGGATCTCCTCGGCGAGTTTGCGATAAGCCAGCGCCGCCGGGTTCCTGGGCGCCCAGGTCAAAACCGTCTCGGCCCGGTTGTTGGCTTCTTCCACCTTCACGCTCTTGGGAATCGTCGTCTCCAGCACAACCGCGCCGAGCATGTCGCGGAGCTGCGCTTCGAGCTCGGCACAGATCCGGTTCCGCTCCATCGCGCACAGGATCACGCCGGCCAGGCGTAACCGTGCGTGGCCGAGGTATTGCTTGACCGTGGCGATGTCCGCCTGGAGCTGGCCAAGGCCCAGCACGCCAAAGAGCGACGGCACGAGCGGCACATAGACCTCTTCGACGAACGCGAGCGCATTCGCCGTGAGCACGGAGCGCGTGGGCGCGGTGTCGAGTAACACCACGTCGTATTCCTCGGCGATCGGCGCCAGGCTGACGGCAAGCCGGCGCTCGCGTGCGACTTCATTGGTCAAGAAGGCCGTCGTATCGGCGAGCTCGGCAGAGCTCGGCAGCACGTCGACATTGGCGAAGTGCGTCGGCCGGATCGCGTCGACGAGCTCGGCGCGGTTTAGGAGCGTGTCAGCGACCGTGGGCGGCTCCGGCTTGGCACCCCGCAGCAAAACGTGGCTGGCGTTCGCCTGGGCGTCGAGGTCGACCAGGAGCACGCGGAGCTCCTGCGCGCCGAACGCGGCGGCGAGGTTCAAGGCCGTGACCGTCTTGCCGGTCCCCCCCTTCTCCGCGAGACAGCCGATCCGGCGCGTCATGTCAGGATCCCCCTTCTCAGGCAGGATCGGACACGACCCCAGGAAACTTGAGGATTTCCCGCCTCAAAATCTCAAGGATTTGGAGCGGAAAATTCCCCGGACCCCCAGGCCCAAAGGCCCAGAGTTTCACGCATCCAAAAGCTGGGAAGATCAGGAGCTCACGGAATCAGGGGCTCCGAGGCTTTGGGGCGCGCGGGCCCGTGGGCCAGTGAGCTTCCCCGCCTATGGAATCAGGGGGCTCGCGACTCGGAGGTTTCCCAGCCCTCGGATCTATGGGCCCAAAGTCTTCTGAATCCAGGGGCCCCAGGTTCCACGTCTCAAAGGGCATCACCGGAGCTGCCGCCGGGGGCGTCATCCCACGTACCAGGCGGCCGAATCGCCACGCGAACCACGCCAGGGCGCCCATCGGGGCCGACTTCGCTTTGCGTACGACGGCCGGCTTCCTGGGGGCTTCTGCGGGCGTCTGCGGGCGGTCTGGTGGTCTTTCCTGGTGCGCGACCAAAACAACAGCATCGGGCAGGGCAGGGCGACTCTCGGGGGGCGTGGGTTCTGGGGGGGGCCCTTCGCGCGTCTGCTTGTTTTCGCTTTCGCTTGGGCTTGCGTTCAATTCGGTTGCAACCGGTTGCAGGGGGGGGGCTGCAACAGGCTGCAAGGCGCTACTCAAATTTTTAGCGTTTGTGGACAAAGACTCACTGAGGTTTTTGGACCACTGGCGCACCTGGTTCAATTTCTTGCGTGGTCCATGATCCGGCGGGGTGTAGCCGGGAAGGAACCACCGGCAGACGTACACCCAGCCGGTCTTGTTCTCCTCGCTCCAGCCAACCTGTTTCCGCGCGAGGTAGCCGGCGGCCACGCACGCCGCGACGTCATAGCGCACCGTGCGGGCGCCAAGCGGCTTGCCCTTCGAACCGAGCTGCCGTTGCAGCGTCTTGATCGACGGGAAGCAAAACGGCTTGTCCCAGCAACGGCGCCCGAGGTTCAGACACAATTGCTTTTGCCGGGGCGTGAGCTCGGGGTCATCCTGGATGAATCGCGGCAGCGAGTCGAAGGGGAAGAAGGGGCGAGAAGTTTCGAGGCCGGGTTGACTCTGGCGTGAACGGCTGTTATGTTTCCGGTACACGTAGAACTCCGTTTCTTCCCCTCGGCACGGGAATCGGGTGACGCGTGTGGTGTGGCTGTGAAGCTGGTAACTTCACGGCAAAAGTCAGGACGGCCCTAATTAACGCGCGTGTGTCCGACTGGGCAAGAGCGCTTTGGTTAGAGGCCGTTTCTGTCTGAGTTGGATCCGAGTTAGACACGCGGCCGGCGGCGAGCTCTTTCGGGGGCTGGCCGCCGGCCGTCTTTGCGCGCGCACAGATCCCTCGCGCCGACCCTGGAAAACAAGGGGGAAACGCGCATTGGGCCGAGCTCTTTTACCGTCTGACATCCCCAGGGAATCGACCACCGGAAAACGAAACATGAAGCCGGCGGGAACGAATCCCGAAAAAAAGAAAAAGGGCCGTAGGCAGTCCGCCTACGACCCTCCCAAATTCTTCCAAGGAGCTCGAACGTGTCCGAATCGACCACCCCCACCAATCCGAACCCACCCGGCCGGCGACCCAAGGCGAACAAGGAGGATTACGTCAAGATCGCGGTAGTGCTGGAACGTTCACTGTACGCCAATATCGCGTGGCTGGCGGCGCATGCGGGACTCGACCGGTCGGCATACATCACGCGAATTCTCAAAACGCAGGCCGAGCACATCCAGGTTTTCGATACGTCGCGTGAACCTCGCTTGTGGGCGCAGCTTGAGGAGTCTGTCGCCGATTCCCGATTGGCATCACCGCCTAGTCAGAGTAGGCTTGTCAACGGGCAAGGGAACTCAAAGCCGGGGGGAACACATCATGGGCAAAGCGGGAAACGATCCGCGTAGGGAAGAGGGTCATGGCGCGGAGTGGGCGGCCGACTTCATCGACTTCGCCGTGGGCTACGTCAAGAAACAAGGGGGCGACGTCGAAGAGGGCAAGAAGGCCCGAGAACGCGCGGCGCAGTACATGAGCGATTACGCGCTCATGCAAATCACCGCCATGCAGACGCGGCCGGGCGCGGATGGCTTCTACTACATCCTCGAACATCGCTTCTATCCGCCCGGCATGAAGTCAAATGATCAATTCCAATTCTGTTTGCAGAAGTGGCACTCGCACGACTGGCTGACATGCTTCATCCCGTGGGCCGACTTCGAGCGGGCCCGCGAGGTCGCGACTGAAGTGAAGCTCCATCTCCAGCCGGGTAATCCGATCATCCACGAGCGCGATCGGGTACAGATCATCGCCACCCACGACTTCACCCTACCGGAGAAGCCGGGCGACTTGTGGCACGAAGCCGATCGGTTCCCCATCTGCGGGCGTCATCCGTTCGTGCTTGAGGGCGGCCGAGGCGCGTACGAATTTCACGGCACGCCGGAGCAGCACTACCGATTCGCTCATAAGCTGATGCTGGAGGAGCAAGCCCGATTCGAGGCCCGAGTCGCCAATAGCTAGGGCACACACCATGAAGCCGGAAACCTTGCTCAAGCTGATGATGGCCGAACCATTCGAGGGATTCACCATCCATTGCAAACACGGGAAGGAGATCGAGGTTCCGAGCACGGAAGCGATTGCCTACATCGGCGGCGAAACCGTGGTCGTGATCGCGGCCCACGATACGGTCAAGATCGTACCGTTTTCGCTGATCACGGCACTGGTTCTTTGGTCCGATTACCAGAGCTCACACCATGACGACTGACGAACTCTTGACGCCCGAGATGCGCTACGAGCTGGGCCGCATTCGCGGATTCGGCGAGACGCACCCAATGACACCACAGAAAAGCATGGAAGCGATTCTTGAAACCATGCTGGGCATGTCGAGGACTCCACTCGAACGCGCAACGATCATCCGCACGGAGCCCAAGATTTTCATCGTCATGTCCATTTATATGATGCCCGAGGAAGCGCCGGACGGCATGAACGCCTGGCGCACGAGTAGCCTGATGGTCCCCGACGGCAAGCCGATTCCGCCCGAGCTGGTCGACGCGATCCTTGCCGAGCTGGGCTATCGGAACACGCACGCGACATGTGAGCAGCGCCAGGAGAAGCACGGGCCGGTTGGCGTGGTGCACTTCCGGGAGGCGATTCGATGGCGGTAAACGGATCGAAGAAACGGCCGGGCGAACCGCGTGAAATCCAATCGCTGTACGTCTGGGTCGGCGTGACGCACGACGGCGACGAGGGAATCATCGGCGTCATCACGGAGTTCGGCATCATGCCGTGCGTGACATCGAAGAAAGATGCCGCGCAGAGGATACGCCCCAAGGCAATCATGGCGGCGACGACGCAAGGCGAGACGGCGCGCTTGATCCGGCTTAGCGTACGGGAAGTGATCGAGGACCACCGGAAAGGGGATCGATAATGGTCGACCGACCGAAGTATGAAAAAATCAACGACGGTCTCAAGAGAGCAGCGACCGAAATCGCCGCGCGGCTTCACGACAATCTGGTTGACGCGATCGCGGCAACGATGGATCGCGGCGCGATTACCTCGGCGGTCGTACTCACGATCACGATCATTGATGGTGAGGAAAAGCAGCGCGCCGTGCGCGTGATGGTCATGCCCGACGATCAGCCAATCGGGCGCTGGGAGTTGCAGGAACCCACGTTCACCGAGACAATCTACGGGGGGAGCGATGGCTAAACGCAAAGAACCTAAATCACACAACGCTAAATTGATGGAAGAATTCTTTGAAGATATCGGAGGTCCCATCCTGAGAGCCTTTCGCGAGGCTGCAAACAACGGCTCGATTTCATCGTTCAGCGTCATGCTCGGAGATGTAGACGGTAAACTCATCAAGACGCGGATTCTCGTCATCCCAGAAACGATCGACGACACACTCTGGAAACTGGTTCCGGGGCGCGAGACGGAAGGGGGAAACGATGGCGAGTAACAAATACACCGACGAGGAGCATGACCAATTCGCGCAGGAGTTTCACCGCGACTTCGACCATGCGCTTGCGTTTGTCGCCGAGCAAGATATTCCGACACAGGTCATCCTGGAGGTCGGCCGACCGAGCGATGGGGAAATCGTCAAGCTGCGGATCATCATCATCCCGGATGAGGTTCGCGGACATCGCTGGGCGCGCCTGTCTGACTCCACCCCTGAAGGACACAGCGAGCACAGTCCAGAGGCGTGATCTCGCCGGCGTAGTATCCCTGGCCGCAAACCGTGGTCACACCGCCCGAGCAACAGCCGCGCGTCGTCCTGGCCGGGCACTGTTCGGCCGAAGTCCTCTGCGCGGGGGTGAGCTGCTCCATCAGATCGCGAGTTGCCTGATCGATCGGCTCGAGGGCGGGATCCGCGAGCCAGTAACCTTTCGGGCACACCATCGCGGCGAGCGGGATTTTCAGATAGAGATAGCATCCGCATTCGAGGCACATATCGTCAGCCGACCGACGTCGGTCGCATGCGTTGCACGTCGCGCGGCGGTCGGCTTGTGTGGCTTCGGACGTGTGCCGGAAATCGTCGCGCGCCCAGGTCGCGAACGCCGTGGCAAAGTTCCACATGCGTTTGACGATGGGTGGGGGCTTCGCGGGCGGGGGAGCTGGGGCGGGAGCGGGTTGCGGGGCTTGAGGCATGCCCGAAAGGAAGTTGAGCCAGTAAGGGTTGTGCCCAGGGTTCGCGGCCAGGTCGGATTGATCTTGGGCCGCGAGGTCGCAATAACGCGCGTGGCGGTTGGCCTTGCACCATTGCCCAGCCGGGACGGGACAAATCCCGCGTTCGCGGCATTCGTCTTGGCGCGTCATTGGGTGATGTCGATTCCCCAGGTGATCCATGCACCCGTCGAGTCGAGGAGCGGAAAGAGCGCCCAGGCAAAGGGCTCGACGATCGGCAAACCGTGGAGCGAGATATTCACGGGTCCGCACGGATAGGGAAGCGACGGCGACCAAACGGTAATCCCACCGGGCACGCTCAAATCATAGTATTGAAAGGGAACCGTCATCCCGAGCGGATAGCCGCCATTCTCGAACGGCTTCGTGTGTTCCGTGATGCCGGGGATCGCACAACGACATGGAGAACTGTAATTAGGATAGCCATCCTGCCAGACGCCGAACGGAAGACTAAACGGATTCCCCTGGGCACATGCGTTGTCCCAGTAGTTGCCAAATGTAAGGACGGTCGGACAAATCCCGGAACCCGTCGTGTTAATCCAGAGATCGACCTTGAACGACTGATAAAGAATATGATTGGTTGGGTCTACCTGCTTGATCGTCGTGTAATCGATGCAATGGACCCCATCCGGGTAAAGCTGCGGGTTGCCGCAATGCCCGGTGTACCATTTCGTCCCCCAGGCACTATTCCCACCAATACAGCCGGTTGAGTAGTGGAGCGTGCCGGTCGTCGCGCACTGCGCGGGGTCGGCGCTATCGGGCTGGATCGTCATCGTGAGCGGCACACCAGCGTAACTGCCGAAGAGTCCAAAGGGCCCGCTCAAGGTGCAATAGAGCGTACGCGGGATCTTGTTTGCGGGCTGGCCGGTGCATGGCGGGCAACAGTTACAGCACGGCTGATTGACGTAAGTATCATGCGGCCATTTGGTCGAGTCGGCGGGGAAGTTGAAACTCATCCCGCCGGCGGTGCACTGATAGTTGAGCGTTTGCGGTGAGGGACTCAAAAAGTTATCGCAAGAAGTTGTCGCGCTGACGGTGTAATTGCCGGCCTTGGGGGGCGTGAAACAAAACTTACCTGTGCTATCTGTTGTCCCGCTCGTGCTGTAGGTTCCATCGGCACTGACGACCGTAACCGTCATCTTGCCGGGATCCATCGGGCGCTGCTGGAGCGTACCGAAACAAACGGTCCCACTCACACACACCGCACCACCGCAACCGGGCGGGGGCTGATCTTTGTTCGGCGTCCCCCTCTTATAAAAGAAATAGTAATCAATTCCCTCTTTGCCGAGCTCCATCTGTACGACGGTCCCATTCGTCGAGCCCACCGGGACGTCGATCGATAGATTGTATTCATACGCGGGAAAGCTGTTCGTCTTGCCGGTGAGGCCGTTCGGCTTCTTGAGCCACGTACTCGTCGGGTAATCGAAGTAGACTTCACGCCAGGCGTAGGCGTTGCCGTCTCGACTAAGGAGCTGGGCCCAGATCTTCGCCGGCGGCAACTCGTCGAGGTCGGCGGCGAGCACGAGCCGACTCGCGGTAACGCGCGTGCGATTGAGCGGGGGAATCGCTTCGAGGTTCCAGAGCGCGCGCATCCTCCGGTTCAAATCGGTCAGCCAGCGCGAGGGGAAGACATCCCAGCGTTTGGGATCAGCCACGGGTTATTCTTCCCAGAAAATCGTGCCCACAAAGCCATTCACCGCGCCCGATCCGACATTGACCATCAAGCCAACTCTTTCCCCGCCCTTCAGCCACATCTCAGGTTGAAAGAACATCTCGGGAATGCGGCCCTGGGGATGGATCGAATCGGTGTAGAAAATTGTGCTTGCGGTTGGCTCCGCGCCCGTGCCGCCACCCGTCGCGGCCCAGGTGCCCGAGGCCGGGCCGAGGAGCGTCGTCGATTGGATCGTTTCACTTGCGTCTCGATCGGTGAGTACGGGAGTTCCCGCAGTGCCACCGGTGCCGGCGGTCGTTTGCAAAAGCAATCGCACGAGCACAGGCGGATCCGTGGTGACAACGCCCATACATCCCAGGCGAAACGCGGTCAGCTTAACCCGCTGATTCGTCGGGGCTTTCAGTTGCCAGATCGTCTTGTATGCGGTCGCTACGCCGTTGATCTGGTCGAACGGTTGAGCGCACTTCAAGCCGGCCATCGGATTCCCTCTCTAATGGCGGAATGACCACGGTAGAGAAGCGCATCGGTGATTCACGAATCAAAGCAAATGCCGCTGCGGCAAGTGCGTTGTTGACATTCGGCGGCGGTGTGAGCGTACCCATCGCGGCGGGGATCGGTGGAATCTCGGGACTCTTACCGGTCGGGTTGCACGGGCCGAGCTGGAACACCCAGCGCTTGTTGACCTTGATCATGTCGACGCGGACGCCGGCCTGGACGGCGGTGTTGCCGTTCTGTTCGAGCGCGGCCGTGTCTCCCGAGATATCGCCCGAGAGCCCGATATCGAGCCAGTTACCCAGCTCGTCGGGCTCGACTTGTTGCCACGAATAAAACGCGCCCGCGCCCTTGGCGATGATCCGCGCGGTGATGATGTCGTCGCATGTGGCTTCGGTATCATCGACCGCGATCACCGGCCGATCCCCGGTCCAGCGAATCTTGAGCGGCGGAACAACCTCCATGCGCCGGAACGCATCGACCATCTTCTTTAAGTCACGCAACCACTCGGCGTAGAGATAGCCACCCTGGCGCGGATCATGGGAGGATGGCGCGGGCATGGGCTAAATCTCAAAGAGCGGCGAGAGGTCGGTATAGAGATAGGGAGTGTTGCCGGCGAGGTCGCCAACAGGGTTCCACGCGATGCCATCAGCGCTATCGGAAAGTTGCTTGTTCCAGTCGTACGAACGCCAGACCAGGCGCAGGCTAATTTCCTGGACCGTGTTACCGGCTTCGTCGAGCTGCTTGCTCGTGTTGAAGCTATCGAACCGCACCGTACCCGTATCGAGATCCCAGAGCGGTTGAATATTGAGCTTGCCGACCGTGGAAATCATCAAGTCGTCGTATAAGTAAGGCACCATGAACCGCGTGCGGTTGAGTTCCACATGAGGCACGAGCACGGGGAAACTCGTCGTGACATTCTGGCCTGTTGCCTTGTCGACAATCACCTTGCCGGGAAGCCGGTAATTGTGCGAGTAGCCGTGGATTTCATCCCGACACCACGGTTGACTCTGACCACCAAAAGAGTTGTCCCTGTCATTGTTGAAAGCATCCCAGGTCGACGCTTTATACATCGCGGTCACTTCGGCGTAATCAAATGCGAATAGCTTTTGAGAATCGAGCCGGGGACCGCCCGAGTATCCCTGAATCGTGACGCTATGGCAGAAAAGCCGTTCGTTGCCTGGGAAGCGGTGCATCTGGGGATATTGAACCGGGCCGCCGACACCACCCGAGACATTGATACCTAAGAGCGCATCAGCGAATTGATCGGATTGGGCCCACGCGACTTTATAGACCACCTCGCGCCAGGGACCGCCACCGGTCAAGTCGTTCCCCTTGCGGCCCGATCCGACCATGATCTCGGCCGGGATGCCGATCAGGCTGAAGCCTGGGCAAATGGGCTCGGGCAAGGCTGGTACGGTCGACATGGGAGCGCTCCGCGATCAGGCGAGCAAGCCCGGCTTCGGTTGCTTGACAGCGATCAAGATTTTGTCGAGTAGCTCGTTCGTCTTGTCTTGCTTCTTGCCCTGGGCGCCCGCATCCGCGCCAATGCCGATCACGTTGGCCGGTGGAATCATCTGGATCTTTTCCACGGGCAAAGGCGGTCCCATCACGTCGGGCACTCCAAGCAGCGCGTCGGCCGCACGCTTCTTTTTCGCCTCTCTCTCCCTGTCAATGCGTGCCGCTTCCTTCGCCTGTTGCTGCGCCTCTAGAAGCGCGTTGGCTTGCTCTTTCGCCTGTTTCTGCGCTTCGAGCGCCTTTTGAGCGTCCCACTGTGCGCGGTCCCCTTTGGGCTTGGGCACCACCCATCGCGGCCGTCCCTGCCGGTTGCGCATGAGCACTTTGCGCGGGGGCGGGGGCGGGGGCTTCCTTGCATCCTCGGCGGCCTTGCGGGCTTTGATGTCATCCGCCTGGAGCTTCTTGATCTTGTCCTCTTGCTGGTCGATAGCCTTCTGCCGGGCGTCCGCGAGCTTGTCGATGATCGGCCTCATCTGCTGTTGCCGGTTGGGCATGTGCTGAAAGATCGGCACTTGAGCGGCAATCGCGGCGAGCTGCGGCGGCAGCATGCCGAGCGCGGCGAGTACGTTATTGAGCGCGTTCTGCGCGGGCTTCTCACCCAAGAAATCAGGCAGGCCACCGAAGAGACCGACGAGCGGATCGAACTTCGGAGCGATCGGCTCGACTTTCATCTTGGGTCCGAACGGATGGGTCAGGTTGTGCATCTGCGCGAAAATCTGATCCGTCCACTGTTGCCCGATGTCGGCCATGTAGAGGATCAGGTTAAACATCAGATTTTTCACGACGACCACGGCGCTACGCGCGGCCCATTTGAATCCCTCCCATCCAAGTACGGCCATACGCTTGAAGAATTCCCAGAACTGTTCGAGCTTCTCCTTGCCGAACTCGGTCGCCAGCGCGACGACATCGGGGAAATTACGGAACAGGACGGCGACGTAGCTGAAAGCGTTACCGAACGTTTCCGCCCAGACGATGATTCTTTCCTTGTTGTCCTCAAAGAATTTGGTGACGTCACCCATGAAGATGACAAGGCCATCGGTCATTTTCTTGAGTGCGGGCAAGAGCGCATTACCGATCGCAATCGCCATCAGTTGAAGGTTGTTCTTGATCTTGTCCAGGAGCGCTTGCGTCGTCTTGGCGACCTTGTTGTATCCCTCTTCCACCGAAGAAAGGTTGTTCCAATCCTTCTCGCTCGCGGCGACGAACATATCGAGCTTGCCCATCACGGCCGAGAGCTGTAGCAGCGTGCCGCGTACGCGCTGACCATCCAAATGCAAGCGATCGAGGAATTGCTCCGCTTCGATCTTGCCCATGTTCTTGAGACTGTTGGCAATGAGCTTGATGGCTTCGAGCGGGTCATGTACAAGCACGTCGCGGAATTGCTTGGTCGTCTTCTTGGCGAGGATCGCGAACTGTCCCATGTCCTCGGCGCTGGCCATGCGCACGAACATCTGGCTAATCGCGGTACCGGCGGTTTCGATCGGCACGGCGGCTTCACGCAGCGCTGCGGCCAGAGCCAGCGTCTTCTGCGGAGTCATCCCCAGGAACGCCGCTTGACCGCTTAGGCGCTGACTGACGTCGAGAATCTCGCGGCCCGTCGCGGTCGACACGTTATCGAGCTTGATCAGCGCACTGGCGAACCGAATCGCCTCATCCGGCCCACGGTGGAACACCGCGAGCAAGCGGGCGATCATTGTCGTCGCCTCTTCGATCGGGATGTCGTTCTCGTCGAGCACGGCCCCAAACTTCGCCATGTCGGACACGAACAGATTCAGATTCTCATTGGCGATACCCAGTTTCGCGGCCATCTCCGCGATCTTGGCGACGTTCTCCAGGGGCATCGCGGGCATGACTGCCGCGCGTTCGGTGAGCTGGCGGCCGAGCTGCTGTGTGCCCTGGGCATTGAGCCCGGTGATGCGCTGGAGACGCACCATCCGCGTTTCCCACTTGACCGCCTTGTCGATGATCTCCTCCAGAGTAAGCCCACCGAGCACGCCCGAGATCATCGCGGGGAGACTGGTCAGCATGTTCCAGACAGTTGACACGGCCGAGCCGATCATGCCCACCGCGCCGCGTACGATGTTGATCGGGACCGAAAGCGCCGTATGAAGCAAGTTGCCGAACATGCCGGCCGCCGAGCTCAAGCCGGCGGTGATGCCGGCGATGGCCATACCGAGCGGGCCGGTCATGGCCAGCATGGGGAGGATCGCACCTTGCGAGAGCGATTGGATAATGGCCACCGGGACGACGGCCTGAGCGCGGGCCATCTGCGCCTGGACACTGCCGCGCGCCCGCACGGCTGCGGCGTCGGCTGCCGCCTGGGCCCGCTGGGCTTGTGCTTGTGCCGCTGCCTGGGCACGAACCATCTGGGCTTGTGCGGAACCGTACGCGCGAACCATCGAGGCGGGATTGAAGCCGTGCATGCTGGGCAAGCCGGCCATCGCGGTCGCCAGGGCATTGACGGCGCGGGTCGTGGCGCGGACTTCGACGGCCAATGCGACGAACTCATGCGCAACATCCCTGATGCGCGAGATCGCGCCGCCGAAGTGCATCCGATTGATGGTGTTGTTGGCGTCGCGCGCGAAGTTGTTGAGCGCGGTCTGAGCACGGGAAAGCGCATTCTGAAAGCCGGCATCGCGGCCGGTGAATTCAACGTACGCCTCGGCGACGCGCGCGGAATAAGACATGCCTAGAACTCCTTGCCCAAACGTTTCGCCAGGATGTTGAGCGGGATGCCGTTCTTCTTCTCACCCTTGCGATCGTTGAGGTTGTTCCAGAGCGCAAGCCAGCGATCCATCTCCAACTCGTCTTGCTGGGGATAGGTCCAGCCGGTCGATTCGCTGACGTACGCGTAGGCGCGTTCTACGTCGAACTCGCGTACTCCGGAGCGCTCGCGCCGTTCGATGGGGTCAAAGAGCGGATTGTGCCTTTTGGGACATCAAGGGTTTCCGGCTTGAGCGCGACACTGGCGCCATAGTTGCCCAGGTCGATCGTGTCGATGGCCGTCTGGAGCATTTCATCCGTGTAGGTCACACCCGCCAGAGCGAGCACGCCGCGCACGATGTCACCGAGCGCGCTATCGGTCACGAGCACGAGCCGGACGGGCTTGGCGGCGGGCACCGTTTGATAGGGCTCCGGGTCCAGGCCCAGCGCGATCCCAAACAGCGTGCCGAACTGCTGACTATCGAGGTCGTTGGCAATCACGCGCAGCTTGTCGTCGTCGAGGTCGTCGCGCGATTGCTTGAGCATGAGGAACGTAAATTCCGCGATCCCCTCGGGAGTCGTGAACATCGCGCGTAAGGCGCTGGCCGCGTCGATCATGAGCTGCGGCGGCCAGGCCATGTCTTCCTTGTGCGCTTCGAGCAACAATTGCTTTTGCACGTCGCTTGCCAGACCGTCGAGCAAGGGCCGCACCCGTTCGACGGCGTTCGGCTTGGGCAGCTTGTTGATGTAGGCTTGGAGCTTGCCGCCGGTCCTCATCTTCAAGTAGCCAACCTCGAAATCCAGCCCACCGAGGTTGACCTTGTGTTTCTTCGCGGCCGTCGCCTTGGACAAATCACCCACGAGCCACCCCAGGGAAAAAAGAAAGGCCGGCGGTTGAAGCCGGCCGGGACTTCACCACGTTGTATAGCGACCCTTCGATTGCCAGTTGCACGAAACGGTGATGATGTTCTCCATCCCCTGATTCGCGAGCGGCATTTCGATGATCAGGACTTTCGGGAAGTTGAAATTCACGCCCTCATAGCTGCCGTAAACCTTCAAGGTCACGATCGCACCGGGGCGGATGTTCGGGAACGGGTTGTTGTCGCTGTCGAAATTGAACTTGAAGGATCCCTTGGCGCCGCGCATGGTTCCGATGATATCGGAATACATATACGCGTCCCCTGGGTCATAGTTGCAGGTCGAGCTGACGTCCTGGGTCGTCACCGTCTCGGTGAGATCCCAGCCGGTAATGCAATAATCAACACCGCCCGCGATCACGTTGCCTTCGCCGCCGGTGTGGAGACTTTGAGTAACGCTCATGGGTTCTCCTTCCGGGGTTAGGCGTCTCGGCCAAAGACGACGACGCGGTAAGGCAACGCTGTTGCCGAACCGGACGCGAGTTTCAGAATGTGGTTCGAGCTCGTGCCGACCGCGTAACAGCTCGTGTTGCCACCCGAGAGCAAGAGCGAACCGAATCGGTTCTTGCCGTCGGTGGGAGCGACGTAGCCGGCCAGACAGATCACGGTTGCCGTCGTGGAACCACCGAAAGGCGCGGTCCAGGCGTTCGCGGCGGCGGCGCCGACTGTGAGGTTATAGCCGTCGGTCGTGGCGTCGTTCAAAACCAGGACGGCGACGACTTTCGCGAGGTCGGTAAAGATCAGGTTGACCGGATCGGTGAGCGATCGAAGATCGATCAGGACTTGATCGGTCGTGCCGGGAGTGAGGTTGGTCAGGTTGCCGGAGGCAAGGCCGACGCGGTTGAACTGACCGATCAGGTTGCCGAACCCAAGATCAATTTGCGGCAGTGACGGCAGCGAGGTTTTTTGAGGGATGCCCGTACTGCCCCAGAGCTGACCAGGGTCAAGTGAGAACGTGACCAGGTTGGCGGTGATCCCGCCGGTTAGGCTGTTATACATGGGCGCCTCTATGTGGTCTGAGTGTTGCCCATCACGGCGCAAAACTCGATCATCTGATGATGAATGGGCAAGCCCCTTGGACCGTGCCCAGGGTCATCCAGTAACTTCGAGTTGTGCGGAATGATGATCATCTGGTACTGGCCGGCGACCACGAGCGGGGCCATCTTCTGGCCAAACGCGAGGTGCCACTGACGGTCAATCTCCTTCAGTTGGTCGGGATCTTCCCCGAAGAAGGAGACTTGATAGAACGTCTGCTGGGCCGATCTTCCCGCCGTGCAGTTGACCGGTGTTTCGGTGAGCTCGATCAGGATCCCATAGGGGGGCGTGCGCTTGTATTTGGCGGGCGCCTGACCGGTCCATAAGAGACCGGGTACGAGCTGAAAGAGCGCAGGGGTACTGTTGAAGCGCGCGTGAATCGCGCCCAAAAGCGACGACATGAGCGAACCCCTTAGCCAGAGAACGCGTCGCCCGAAAAGACATTCTTGGCCACGCCGGGCACGCCAGGGATCGGCGTTCCGCCACCGGAACCGGAGAGGTTCGCGCTCCAGATCATGACAAGCGGGGTCGAGCCGATCATGGTCGGCGTGGTATCCCAGAGAATGACCATCGGCTTATCCTTGTGTCTGGATGGTGAACTCAGTCACGTCGCAACCACTGGCGGAAGCCTGGACGCCGATATTGTTGGCGTTCATCTCGGTCGCGGTGAAACTCGCGAGGTAGTAACCATTCGAGGGCGCGGCCGCTTCGGGAGCCGTGGCGGTCGTGGCGGCGACAAACGCGCCGTTGTCCTTCGACAGGGCGATGGAGACCGTCTTGCCGGTCGCGGGGGTTTTTGTTCCCGTCAAGTACATCGCAAACGCGATGCTATACGCCGTGTTCTTCCGCCCGCGCGAGAGATACAGGTTGCCCGCGCCATCGGTATTGATCCCGCCGGCGACCGCACCAAACAACGGCAAGCCGCCTGACGTGCCCGCTGCGGTGCCGACAGGAATCGAAGCGGCGGTGATGATGGTCCCGCCCCAATCTTTCGCGTTCGTGTTCGGCAGGTTGTGGGCGTCGAGTGTGACCGCCTGGCCGAGCCATTGGCCGATGTCGATCCCACCCAAACCATCGGTCAACATCTGATAAGGCGCGCTGCCGTAGGTCATGAGCTGACCGGTGCCACTGCCCATCGGCACGGAGGGAAGCGCGAGCAAGCCACCCCGCAAAGCGTCGTCAACGTCAGTGAGCGGTAGGCGGATAATGATCCCATCGCTCGCGGTATTGGCGCCCGACCAATTGACAATCAACCACTTGGCTTTCGCGCCGCCGCCCGTGGAGTAGCCAAAACGCGCGTCCGCCAATTGCAGCTCGAACCAACCGTCAAGCCCTTTCGCATTGGTGGGATCGACGGGGGAAAAGTTGGCATGTCCGCCAGCCGGCGCGGCATAGCTGCCGATCGTGGAGACGGCATCGAGCGACGTGCCGCCGACGTAGCTTGTCCCGGTCGCTTCACCGAGCGCGAGCGTACCGATGGTGAATCCCGCCGTCGTGTTGTTGAGGTTGGCGCCCGACATCACCAAGCCGGATGTCTGCCGGATGATGAATTGCAGGCATACGCTCGTGATTCCCCACTTGAGGAAACGTACATCCATTGTGGGCGCTCCGTATTACCGGCCGAGAATGAGCGGGGGAAGCGGGTTCCCATTCGCGCCCAAATCAAACGACGTGTTGGCGGGATAGCCGGGATAGACTCGGCCGCGAAAATCGGCGTAGGGAATCACGCTCAAAGGGGGCGCGAGATTCTGAGAGTTGAGATCGGTAAACGGATTCACACCCTTGCCGATGACGTAGGCGGTTGGGCTGGCCGGATCATGCGAGGAGAAGAAATTTTGCGCGGCCATGATGCCGGTAAACGTCGGGCCGGGGAAGCCGACCAGAGTCGTTTGGAGCTGCGGATCCGCCGTGTGAACGGTCGTGCTGTAGGTCGTGCCAAACGTGGTCGGATTGGTGTAGGTCGTCGAGCCGACAAGCACGTTCCACCGGCCAGGCGAACCGTAGTCATAGAACAGCGTGTTACGCAGATACTTTTCGGTGCCGGCGACGGCTTGCACGAAGAGATCGACCGAAGAATTCGCGGAAACGATGATGCAGTTGACCATCGTCATGGGGTTATTTTGACTCTGAAATACCGGTTGGCCACCGCGCCCTTCCTGATGAATCGACGTGCAATTGACGTAGTAATTCCGTGCGCCGAAAGCCGCATTGCACGAGTTGATTCGCGCCGTGTTTTGCCACATATCCGAGAGCGAAATGCAATTGCGATAGACGCATTCATTGGTCGGCGCGCCAGGGCCGGGCGTGGTGGCGAAGATCAGTAAGCCATAGCCGCGCGCGTAGCGGGACCAACAACGATCCGCCAGACAGCGCGTACACCCGATATCCCAATCGTAACTATCACCATCACCGGAAGAGGTAAGCTGATTCTCCACGCCACAATTGCGGAAGGTGATCAAATCAATGCGCGTTCCCCAGATGCCCGCGGGGCCGGCGGTTTGTGTGTTGTTGTTGCCGCAACCGGTCACAAAACAGTGATCGACCACGCCGTTAAAGGCATTCTGAATCATGATGCCCGAGCCGACCGTACCATCCGCGCTTTGGTACTCGGCCATTGCGTTCGTAATGCTGCAATTGAGGATTGCGAAATTGGTGAACGCGTTCCGCGAGTTGAGATTTCCCGGTACGTCGGTGGAGTAGGGCAGAGAGCCATTGATCCGAATGCCACCGGCGCAATTCGACCAAACGAAATTCGAGATGACGAAGTTATCAACACCCGTGGCCACGGCCCAATTCGCATTCGCGGCGAAAGAGATATTGACCTTGCCCGTCGTGTCGTAACCAGTGCCGGGCGTAACGATATTCGGGACGATGTTCCCGGATGCGTCGGTGGTCGTGGTGATCGAGCCATTGCCGGCCAGGCCCGTCGTCCAATCAGTGATTGTGACAGCCGGGCCGGCGCCACTCGTGCCATACTGACCCTTGCCGGTCATCCCCTGGTGAAGCGTGACAGCCGTAATCGCGCCGGCCGTGATCGTCGCGGCGCCGGCGGCGCGCCCACCACGCGCGATATAGTCAAGCGCGATCTTGCCACCGCTGCCGGTAATGTTCGTAAAGTTGATGCCGCCGAGCTGGTTAGCCGTGCCGTTGTTGATGACTTCGATCGTGCCGGTTACAAGCCGGTCCTGAGTCGGGGACGCGGGGTTATAGTAGCCGGTCGCCGAGAGTGCCCGCGCCGTGATATTCAGATTGTTGTATGTGTGCCAGCCGACATCGAGCACTTGCACGGCCCATTGATCGTCGCACGTCAGAGTCGCGCGGCCGGTGCCGTAGCTGGTAATTGTGATCGGTGCCCCTTCGACACCCGCAACCGGAATGCGCAAGGTGCGACCGTTCGTGTTGTCCCCGAACGTATCCCCGCCATTGAGGTGGATCGTATCGCCGGGGTTGTAGCTGATCCCGTTGATGATCGTATAACTGTTGGGCTTGGGCGTGAGCGACGTAAGACCGTTGTTCCCCGCCAGGCCGGCGGCCGAGAAATAGTAATCGGTCGGCGCATTGGCAAGCGTCGTCACCACCTTAATCGCCGACGTGTCGAGTAGACCGTTCGCATCCGACATCGTGACGCGGAAGTCATAGGCCGTCGTGGCGGTCAGTCCGGTCACGAGCTGAGAGGGAATCGGCGGCTGATAGACATTTTCGCCGGTCGTCTGGACACTGACCGGACCGCCTAAATTGGTCCAGGTCGCGGCGCCGTGTGGCGAGGATTGAAATTGGAATGTGTAAGGCGCGATCCCACCAAGGGGATAGATGCCGCTCCACTTGCCAAGCTGGACACCGCATTGCGTGTTGGTGACGTTCGCGGCAACGAGCGTGGGCGTGGTGATGCCGCCATTGAAGGTGAAGTTATCGAGCGAGATATTCGAGCCCACACCATCGTTGACCACCATGCCGGCTTGCGAGCTGCCCGTGTAAGGGCTACTCGTGTCGATGTAGCAAATGCCATTCAGAGGGCTTTGGCACGGTCCCCAGCTTCCATCCGCGAACAGCCAGCGCGAATCATCGAGGCGCTGTACCTGGAATTTGATAATCGTCGGATTGATGCCGGTCGCGATGCAATTGATGTAAAGCCATACGTTGTTCGTAAGCGGATTCGTGTAAGTGACGGTAGCAACGGACGTACCGGTGGAGCTGCCGCCATTGCCCTTGGAAATCGCTAATCCGGCGTTTGTGATCCGGCATCGGTAGAAGTGGTCGGGTTGAGGGACAACCGTAGCGCTATAGGTTTTGATTCTGAGGTAGGTTGATACGTTAAATGCGTTCGTCGCGGTGCCGGGCCAAAGCAGATACGAGACTTGTTGCTCACCGTTTTGCGAGTCGTTGATCCCATTGAGGTAAAAAAGCTCGTTGCTGTTCGCGAGACTTTGACGGCAACCATTGCCACCGCGCGCAATGGCCGAGCCCGCGTAACCGATCGTGTTGCCGACCGTGAGCGTGGTACTGAACGCCGAACCGCTCGCGTTACTCGCGACGACATTATTCGCGCCGTTGATCGCGGCGCCGTTGGCGTACGTCGAGAAATCGAGCGTCTGCACGTTCGTGCTCGACACCGCAAGCGCGGGGAGCGCAAGGACGAGAGCCAACGTGTATGTGAGAGTTCGGCTGAGCATGCGCTAGCTCCAGAGCACATTGCAAATGACTTGGTTGGCGCTTGGGTTCGTGCCGTCGGCATCGGCGACGGCGGTACTCGCGCGAATGGCGATCCCGGTCGCGAACTTGATCCCGTAGGGCGAGCCCCAGGGAAGCGACACGCCGGGCGGGACCGGAATTGTGGCGACGAGCTGCGCCGTGCTGCCCGCACCGGTCGGGACCGTGGCGATATCATAAAGGCGCACGAAAACGAAATTCGTCGCGTTCGTGTTCGTGAACAGGCAGTTGTAGACGTGACCAGCGCTGGCCTTGATCACAACGCCCGTGTCGCCCAGGGAGATATTGCGGTACACCTTGCAGGATGCCTGATCCTCGGGGCGCATGTAGGCATAGACCGCGTTCGGCATCGGTCGACTCCTTCGCTCATGGCGGGAAGGGAGCGGCAATCACCCGCGCGTACTGCCGATGCAGGTTGGCATAGAGGACGGGGCGCAGGTGCGGGCGCCGGTACATACGCACGGGCCCGGTCTTGGGGTGTGCCGGATGCGTCGGATATCTCGTTCCGTACTCTAAGTACCTTGCGTACGGCGCTTGACCACCATGCTCGCGGTTGATCATGCCCGAGCCCATCCGCGCGCTCATGGTGCGCCGATCGGACTCCACGACGTAACTCGCGATCAGCCGGCCGTACTCGGTATGCGGCGGGTAAAAGGGAAACGAGGCCGGCGGGTATGGGTCAGAAATCTCCACTTGCACATCCACGCGATACACCCGCGCGACGGCGACGATGTTCGCGTGCAGACGGTCGAGCATGTCGCGCGCGACCCTGCGCCCGTGCCACCTCACGCGCACGCGATAGGACATCAGAATTGACCCTTGCAGGCGGCCGTCCAGATCAGATTGAGGCCACCGGTGTCGATGACTTTCTTGATCACGAACAATTCGCCCGTATCCATGTTCACGATCAAATCGTCGACATCGACCGGGACCGGGGGCGCGACCGGGAAAAAGACGTTGGTGTCCACGTCGACGCCATGCGCTTGATAGGTCGCAATTTGGTCGGGCTTCATCTCCTGGATCGAACAAACAAGGTTGACCGCGATCGGGGTCGGGATCGGATTGACCGCGCCTGTTTCGTACTGGGCTTCGGTCTTACTGCGGATCTCCGACCGGTTGGGGAACGCGGCGGCCGGCAGGGGCGGCCACTTGAGCGGAGGGGTCGGCGCGATCATGGCGGGAATGGCTCCGTCAGGGTCGGATCGATCTCGGCGCCACTGGTTTGAATGACGCCCGCCTCCAACGTGCCTCTGCCATAGCCATACAGCTCGTCGAGCAAGCCTTGCATGCGGGCGATGCGCTTGTCGATTGAGTCGCGGAGCTCCGACCAGTAGAAGGCATTGACCCCGACTTGCGTTCTGACGGCCGTCATGCGGTTCAGGATCGACAACAACAGCCGGTACTCGGCGAGGTCATAGATTTCGTCGAGGTCCGAGGGGTCCATCACGGAGAAGTCATAATCCGTGGCGACCGTGGGATCGATTAGCGTTTGCTGGCTGTTGCGCATCGCGAACGCGAGCGGACTATTCAAGTCGGGATTGGTGCCGTCCGTGGCGTAACTCAGGCCGCAATAGTCGAGCAAGTCCTTGGTGCGCGCAACGAGCTCCGTTTCGACTTGAGCGCGCGTGATGGCCATCGACCGGGCCCCCTTACGGCAGGAAGTAACGGACGTACGCGGAACCCACGAGCCCAGCGCTCGCGCCGCTCGCAGTGCTGCCGGTGATCCAGCCGCCTTGCGCGAGGAGCTGGCGGGTCTTGCCGCTTGCGCCAATGTCGGTGTCGTCGTCGAACAGGCCGCCGGCCGTGTGCACGTCGAGACCGGTGATCAGGTTCGCCGAGAGCGTCGTTGCGCTCGTCGTGGTCGTGCCGAAGCTCGCGGTACAGGCGGCCGTCGCGGGAGTCGTGATATACAGGAAGAAGCCGACGACCAGGATCGGGCCGGCTTCGGGGTTGAGCCACGACAGAATCCCGCCGGCCGTGTCCACGGCGGCCAGCGTCAGCTTCTTGATCTTCTCCATGCGGTCAAATGCGACCGTCCCGACGGCCGTCGCAACGTTGTTGAGGACGGCGGGCGCGGCGGTCACTTCCACGGCCGGATAGCCGACCATCAGCTTTTTCGTGATCAGCTCGCTGAAGCGGCTGTTATTGTGGTTGACGCCCATCTTTTGAGCCCTTTCCGGTTTGAGCCGATTTGAGCGCTTCGAGATGTACGAGCGCGGCGGTCAACATCTCTTCGAGCGTTTCCAGGCGCGCGGCGTAATCCTTGACAAGCGCCGCGAGCTTGCCCAGGCGGACGCGCGTTTGCCGCACTTCGCCGGCAAGCCGGGCGACATTGCGCGCGGTGTTTTCATGCGCTTCGAGGGTGCGCGCTTTTTCCAACTTGGAATCCATGACTCGCCTCAAAGACTCCCCGCGCTGTTGGGCGCAGCGCGGGGGACGGATGGAGCTGACGGGAGGAGTGACGCTCACTGATAGAGCGTCGGGATGGTGTAGGTGCCCGTACCCGTGACCAGATCCGTCACCACCGCGCCCAGGCGGTTCGCGACACCAAAGCCCATGCGGTGGATCCACTGGAGATTCCTAAACGGGTAATCCAGGTCTTGCGCCACCATGCGCAAGCCCGGTTCCAACCGCGTATCCTCGGGATCGCGCCGGCGCTTGAGCGGCGGCGGCGCCATCAGGTGGAACGTGATCGAATAACCCGACGGCATGCGCGGCCATTCGATCAGGGTGACGCCATCGGTGACGCCGACGACACGGGAGTTGACCGGCCGGCGTGAGTCGGTTTCGCCGATCGCGGCCATCTTGGCGAGCGTAACGGTGATTGCCGGGTCGACGTTCCAGTACGGCACTTCATCGAATCCCGCGAGTGCGCGAGCATACTTGACCGTACTGGTGTTGATCAGGCTGACGATCGGCAAGCCGCCTTGCGGGAACCCGTAATGCGGTTCGAGCAAGTCGCGCGCGGTGATGAAGGGGTTGTTGGTGTTACTGATCTGGTTCTCGACATACGTCGGCGCCAGGTAGAAATTCTCCTGCGCTTCGGTTTCGGAACCGAACACCGGGGGATATGTGGTCCCGTCGTTGTTGGCCAGGGGCACGAGCGTCAAACTGCCGTGGATGTCATCCTGATAGGTCACGTTGACGTTCGTGAAAATCGCCTTCAAGACGAGATAGAAAAGCGTGTTGTTGTTGGCATTGAACACGCTCATCAGGTCGTTTTCGTATTCCGGCAACGTCAGGTACGCAAGCGCCGTGTCGTTGTACTCCAAGGCGGCGCCGTACTCGGCCAATGGGTAAGCCACGTCCCAACTGTTCGTCGCCTTGGTGGGCGCGGCTTTCGATCCCTGGAAGCCGGTGGCTTGCAGTTTGCCACCCGCCGGCATCTTGTATCTTTCCTTGAATGCGGACGTCGTTTGACCCACGAAGATGCGCAAGGCGTCTTCGGCGTCCTGGTTCCACATATCGATAACCCGTTGTGTCTCCGTCCACAAAAGGTTCTGACCCTTGACAGTCGTGAAAGGACGTTCTGAGTCCTTGATATCAAGGGCACCGAATAACACACCCATCGGAACCCCCTTTCACCACTGCTGGAAGTCGGTCACGAACACGCGGAGGACTTTGACGGGGCCGCCGACCTTGTTGATGGCCCACACGCGGCCCACGACAACGCTCTTGGTGCCAGCCGCGTCGGCCAGCCGGCCGGGCGTGTCGCTGGCGTAGACCAGGCCGTCGTAGGCGATGCCCGAGAGGTCATAGCCCATCAGAAAGCCATCGAAGACGACGCGGGTCGCGCTGCCGGCCGCCACGGCATCGAGCGCGATTCCCCGGAATTGCTGTTTGCCGGCGGTCGACGTGTCGCACTTGTCGACCGAGCCGTCAGAGCGGCGATAGACGGCGTCACCGGCCAATAGCGCGGCAAACGCGTTCATCGCCCACACGGTCTTGTCTTCATCGCCACGCACGACGGCAACCTGCGCGGCGGTGACAGTCAGTAAGGCCATAGAAAACCCCCTAACGCACGAGATTGGGGATCGACCGGGCGGGCGCCGCTGCCGGTTGCTCGCCTTGCGAGCGCGCGGCGGGAACCCCTTCACGCGTGGGGGTGCCTCTTGGCCTTGCCGGAGGCTCCACTTGTGGGAGGAGCGAACTGAGGAAATCCCCCCAGTGCGCCTTCGCGTACTCATCGATCGCCGTCAGCTTGTCGTCGGCATCCTTGACGCTGACGCTGCGCGTGACGGCCTTGGTGCGCGGATCCTCGGACGTCTGGATGTCAAACGTCAGATTGGCCGCGAGCTGCTTGAGCACCGGCAGTTTGTAGCCGGTCAAATCGGCGACCGTGCGCAACTCTTCGCTGCGCCTGAGCGCCGAGATTTCGGAACCGAGTGAGGTATGTTCGGCGACCGTGCGCCTGAGGTCGTCAGGCTTGCCGAGCGACTGGTACGCGGCCCAGGATTGGCCGTCCTCGGCCGAGAGCACGACCGATCCATCCTTGGGGACTTTCTGGCGCAGGTCGCGGATCCGCTCGCGTAATGTGTGGTTCTCGGAGAAGAGTAAGGCCGCGAGCTGGCCGACGTCGTTATTGTGCTTGGCTAAAGCCACACGGAAACTCTCGACACTGTCGCCGGGGTTCGAGCCCAGGCCGGCGATCGGGTTTGCGGCGGCGGGAGCTGCCGGAGGAGCTGCGGGGGGCGGGGGTGTGACTGCCGGCGGCGGGGGTTCGGTGCCGGTGCCGGTGCCGGTGCCATCGGTCGAACAGAGCACGCGGAATAACCTCATGGCGCGCAGACTCCTCACGAACGTTTCGCAAGCGCGAACGTATCGAAAACCGAACATGTTGGATTGGATCAGGGGCTAGGGGCTGGTGGCGCCGTTGACCTGGCTGGCCTTGGTGGCTGCCTCACCCTGGGGGCTGGCCTGTTTGCCGCGTCCGACCGGCAAGCCCTGTTCCATTTGTTCGTCGCGGGCCTTCACGACCAGATCGATCTTCTCTTTCGGCCACCCTCTGAGCTCCAGATAGGCCGGCAGGGGGCAGCCGGCCCGGTCGGCGCTTTCCGCGTTCGCCCAAAATTGCATGTCCAACTCTTCGAGGTCGACCGGATCATTCGAGAACACACTGCGCACACCGATCGCAAAGTCGATGTCGCCGTTCTCGGCCGAATCCTCTTGAAAGGCTTCGTACCCTTCATAGCCGCGCATGCCACCGATCGCGATCGCCATTTTCATCACTTCCACGAGTGTTTGATCGTAGCCGGGACGGCGGTTTTGGGCCTTGGTTTCACACCGCATCCGCGCGTAGCGGATCGCGCGGCCGGAACTGTCACCGCTCGCACTCTCGATGTCCTTCACGAGCTCGGGGAAGTCGTCTTTGAGGTCGTTCTGGAGGTTGGTGACGATCATCGACACGTGTTCGAGGTCGACCGGCGCGACCAAGGCTTGAGCGCCCGCGTCAGACGGGCCGTAGAGACTCGGGATGTCGTTCTTGCGCGGCTGCGGTTCGCCTTGCGTGGCTTGCGTACTGGGGATGCGGAGGGCGCCGCCGGTCTTCGCCGGATCCTGGACACCCTTGAATAGCCAGATCGGGTCAACGATCTTGCCGCACATATCGAGGAGACGTGAGGCGATGTTGTCGAGCTCGCGGATCTTGCCGATCGCGGGCTGGATTTCGCTCCAGCCGGCCTTGGAATGGAGGAGCACCTTGACGTGATTGTTCCACCGCATGGGCACCCAGGGATAAGGCTCGATCCACATCGGCCCATCGGGCGAGTCGTCCCACGTGTAGGGCACGTTTTCCTTGAACGTCTGGTATCTGACCGCCTTCTTGCCTCTGCGCGCCGGGTTGGGGTCATCGATCAGCTCGGCGATCTCGGAATAAACGACGAGCCGCGTGGTCCCCGGCTGCATCAGGGGGTTCATCGTGGGATCAGAGCGCCATTCCTCGATCTTGTAGTAGCGGCAGTGTCCGAATGGGTCCAAGTCGAGCTCGACGATCGAACGCGGATCGACCACCCGCATATACACCTTTTGCCGGCGTGTATCGTCGACCACCATCAACCCCACATCGCCCATCACGGCGCCCATGCGGGCGAAGACGGTCTTGTTTTGGTCCCACGCCGAATCGTGCCAAAGCCGGGAAATCACGGGGCGCAAGGCTTCATTCGTGGTCTTGATCGGGATCCCGCTTTGAATCGTGCGGCCATCCCCTGCCTGGGGGTCGAGTGCACCGGTGTAGGTATGTGTCGCCCAGAATTCGGCGATCCGGTACGTGGGGTTGTAGATATTCCTGATCGCGGGATAGAGGGCGTTGTCCACCTTGTACGACTTGCTCCAGAAATGGACCAAATCATCATAAGTCGTATTCTCGAACATGCTCCAAAGAAGGTTATATCTGGCCGTGCGGGCATAGAAATTGTCGGGGTTCGGGGGTCCGCCACCTTGCCCTTGTTCCCGGCCTGATTTCGTATCCAGGCCGAACGCGAGAAAGACGTTCTGAAGCTGCTGGGTAATCGCCGCGCGCAACCAGATGAAGAAGTTGCCGAGTTGATTAGCCATTGATCGTTACCTATTTGACTTCCACGCGGCCGCGCCAGCCGGCCGTCGGGTTTGAGCCCCATTCGGTGTCGAGCTCGCCGGCGAGGTAGTTGTAGGCGCCGCTACACGCGTCAACCTGGTCGTCATATTTCCCCTTGGGGAAGACGATCAATTCCTCGATGAACGGCTTGAGCCACGGGCCGTCGACGAACTTGACGTTGCCGACTTCGAGCTGAGATGCAAAAGGGCGGGCCCGCATTTCCTTGTCACCGGAAATATTGCGGCAGGCGACGTCATACTGCTTGAGCATACTGACGAACGCGTGCCCGGCGTCCTTACCGGCGCCGCCGGGTTCCTGTTCGGTGCGGATCACGCAATAGCCCGTCGACAACAGATCATGTAAGGCCATGTCCTTGATGAAGAGGTCGCGGCCACCGGAGAGCTTTTGCACCCGCGCCATGTGTTCGACATAGAAGATGTCGCCATAGCGACTCATGCGGCAGCCGGCCGTCCAGTCGCCCTTGTCCTGGGTAGAGGCTTTATCCCAGAAGCGGACGCGCTTGGTGACATATTCGGGCACGCGGCTGATGACGTTGTTCTTGACCCAGATTTCCTTGAACATCCCGCCTTCCTTGGGCCTTGGTCGTCCCTGGAACTGGGCCGCGAAGAAATAGGGGCCGATCGTCTGCTCGATCCCTCTCAAATCTTCGATCTTGTACCGCTCGGGCCAGAGCGCGTCGCCCGGTGAGCGGCCCAGGATGTCGCGTTCCTCGGCGATCGCGGGGAGGTTGAGCGTCTCCCACTTCTCGCCGCCGGACTTCTGCATTTCATCGAGGCGGCCGGCGATGTCATCCTCATGCCAACGCGTCATGATCAAGAGAATCACACCACCCGGTTCCAAGCGTGAGTACATCGTGCCTTGAAACCATTCCCAGGTTTTATCCCGCATCGTCTGAGACGCGGCCTCCTCGGCGTTCTTGATCGGATCATCGATCACGAACAGGTGCGCGCCTTTACCCGTCACCGCACCACCGGAGACACCGGCCGTCACCATGCCGCCGGAGCGACCCTTCAATTCCCACCGGGCAGCCGCCGTCGTGGCCGGATTGAGCTCGATGCCGAAAATGGGCTTACCGTGTTCGGCGACGATATCCTTCGACCGCCGGCCCCACTCCTCGGCGAACTCGTCGGAATAGGAACTGAGGATGATCCGGCGATCGGGGAAATTGCCCAGATACCACGCGGGGAAATACTTCGAGCACAGCTCACTCTTGCCATGCCGGGGGGGCATGCTCACTTTCAGCCGGCGGATATGGCCGGCGGCCAACTGGAGGAGCTTGGTGTTGAGCAAGGTCAGGTGGGGGGGACACGTCCAGGTGCCGTTAGACGCGTGGTGCGCAAGCCGGGCGGGGGTCCAGCCGCCGGGCATCTGATCGGTCTGGGTGGCGAGTTTGAGCATGGAATAATGCGTGCGCAGCCATTCCTTGACGCCAAAGTAGTTCTGGCGCATCGATCGGGTTCCCGCATTGGACAAGAATCAAAGCGCAGCGCCCTATGGGCAGGGGAATAGGCTCGGGGAAGCCATAAGGCGCCACGCCTTGAAGGAAGAGGCCGGCGGGTTCGCTCGCCCCGCCGGCCCAGATAGGCGTGGACCGGAAGCTCTGGGCCGGCCCCGGAACACACGCCTAGATAATTATCAATAAGACTTGAGCCAAGCTGACCGCTCAAGACGTCCCGCGTGAACGTGAGCCCGTTTGCGGAATTGGACGATAGCCCAGCTCAAGCCCGACAGGAACGCCAATAACGGAGTAGCGACCGGCTGATTCCCGTCAGGAATAGGTCTACCCGTCACCATCCAGCTCGTCAAGCAGCTCGCAGAGGATTCCCCGCAGCTCGCGCCAGTCGTCGAGCGGCATGGCGATCGTGTGTGACTTGCTGGCGAAATCGTCGGAGTGCATGAAGCACAAAAGCACGGGCTCGTCGTTCTCCTGGCGCTGGCCGCATTCGAGCGACAGGAGCCGGGTGTAGTACGCGGCGACCGGATGCGGCCGGGCCTGGTTGGGCATCGGCTAGTCCTCCAGCGCAACCTGGGCGTGGATCAGCTCCAGCTCGGCGGCCCGCTCGCCGGCCGTCCGGTCCCGCTCGGCCAGATACCGGGGGAAGTCGGGGTGGTGACTGCAACCGTAGCCGGGGGGGACCGTGGGCACACTGAAGGCCGTCGTAATGGCCGCCGTGCCGCGTACCTGGGTGGGCACGATGAACGCGTGCGAGGTCGGTGGTTCCAGCCAGCACTGCCGGGACAGGTCATTCGTAATCGCACTCCCAAACACCTTGAAATGCGGACACGTCTCACACGGCGGCCGATCCATTAATCCTCTCCTAACGTCAAAAAAAGCCCCTCGCGCGTCAAAAGATCGACGGTTTTTCGAATGCGTTCCTTCGCCTTCTTGCGATCGTCAGGATGAAGCGCGCCATCGTGGTCGTAAGTGCGGAGTAGCGCTTTCACCAAGAGCATCCGCTCGGCCGAGAGGTCGACGGGATCGTGGCCGAGCGTCTTGCCGATCTCGGCATTGCCGAATGTCGGCTGCGGCGGGAAGTCCCGCGCTACGCTCGGGTGGAGCTGCCGGGCCGGTTCTACGTTCGTGGGTAACGTGGGTAATGGGTTTACCCCCATCTGCGCCGCCTTCGCGCCCGCTGCGGCGTCCAACAGCTTGTGCGGAATGATCGGCGGACCCGTCGGCCTGGGCCGCGCCGAGGGATGCCCTACGAGCTCCTCTGACGGATCGCCGTCGTGCGTGTGGTCCTCGAACTCCTCGGGCTCGCGATCGAAGTCGTGGGCTTCGTCTGCGGCAATCTGCGCACGCTCCTCCTCACTCAACTCAGGCGCCTCTCTCGGGCGTTTGATCGGCATCGGGATCGTCCTCTCGGGAGCTCGGTAATGGGTCTGACCGTTTTTGGTAGGGGGCGTTACACGCGCTTCTGGGATGCGCAAAATGGCGCGCTTTTGTGTGGTCACGCGTCTATGAGTGTGGGCGTGAAAATGCATGCAATTTAGTGTATTTCTGCTGCCTAGTGAACTGTGCACCGTGCACACATAGCATTTCTATGCTATCAATCTGATATGCGTGGTCGTGGATGGGTTGATTTTGGGCGGAAGTTGTTGGGCACTGGGGGGATACTGCCGCCGTTGGGGGCCGCCGCCCCTGCCGGGGGGGACCACCCCCTCATGCATGCAAGCATGGAGACATGGAGATGCATGCACGCAGTCACTCGTGCTGAATGCACCTAGTGTACACTGGATTACTGTATGGCTGACCATGAATGCATGCACCTATTCATGAATCGCGCTTGATTGTTCCTCCAGTGTCTTTCAATTCCGGCGGTCATGGCTCGTCTGCGGGCCCTAGTGGCTCGTCTGCGGGCCGTTTGAGCTCCAGCGTGCGTGGAGCTCCAGTCGCCAGTGCGATCAACTGTGCGTCCAACTGTGCCGCTAGGGCACAAGCCACAGGATCGGCCAACATGGCACGCTGGAGCTCGATGTTCACGACCACGCTCGGCGCCTGCGGCGCTGGTGTGTCTGCTCGACTGCGCGCGTATCGCTTGGGTGCGTTGGCGCGCAGTGTCTCTAGCAAACATGCATCGCTTTTCTTGCGTTTATGCCCTACCAGCTTCCCCCCTTGGTACACTGGCTCATTCCATCCATGAATGCCCCTATGTTCGAGCTCCCTTTCGGCACGCATAACTAACCCCTGTCGGTACAACCGCAACGCATCCACCCATTTCGCCCGAAACGCCTCGGATTCATTCCGATATTTCCAAACGCGCGTTTGAGGCAACCCCGCCTTGCGCGCCGACTTCGTCGCATTCCCCGTTTGCGCCAGCAACCGAAAGAATTTTTGATAAGCGCGTTTTTCCCCAAGTTTTTTTGCAACGTCCCTTTCCGCGCGTTCGCGGGCCCGTTCCTCGATCCGTTCGACCAGCGACTTCGGTTTTGCGCGTTCCATGAATTTACCCGTTTGTACACGTGAAAACGGCCCGATTCGATCCCTCAAAAACTGTTGCGCCCAGCGGAAATCCTGACCGCGTAAGGAACTTAGAACAAATCGAAAAATTCAACAAAAAAAACTGGGTCACAACCCCTTGACTTGTCGCTATTAGTCAGTAGAATCTAACAAGTCAGTTACGACTAGCCAACCACGACCACACGAGAGGCGAACAATGTTTGAAATCTTCCAAGTCAGCGAAACCGGAAACGTCGAATTCCTGCAACACGCAATGGGCGCCAGCCTAGACGACGTGGCACGACGCGTGGCACGCAACCTAGGCGGTCACTACCGAACGCACCGCGCGGCCGCCAGTGTGATCGTAGGCGAAACCATGACACGCCTCATTCGTCGCAAGATCGCAAACGACTAAGACCACCAGCTCCAGCCACCCACGCGGGCCCGAGACGAACGGGCCCGCTCGCGACACCACCAGAATACTTGACCGATCAACTAATTTCCGAACCACACCGAACCATGATCTACACACTCGCGGGAATCGTAGCTGCCGTTTACCTGATTTACGAAGTCGCTCGCATGACATCCGAGTGTGACGACTGAAGCCACCCACAACCGTTTCACCACACCACACCACCCACAACCGCCCACGGAGCTCAAGACGATGACAACCGCAACCGCAACCGCAACCCTGAAAACGTACAAACTCCAGCGCCTCAACTATGCCGGCGCGCCGGGCACGAACGGCATGAAAGCGCTTTGGACAAAAGCAGACTGCGAACCGATGGAAATTCGCGCGACTGACATCGATTCCGCGCTCATGCAAGTTTCACGCGGGATCTGCGCTGATGGTCATTCTTTCGCCTACCCCGCGCGCCTCAAAAACGGTGGGTGGCTCATTTCGATCGCCTACGATGGCGCGCTCGAAATGTACGCGTTCGCCTTGACCGATCCGATTCGCGCCAAGTAAGCCACAACCGCCCTACGCGGGCCCGCAGTCGTCTGCGGGCCCATTCCTGACCCAGTAACACCACACCACACCACAACCGCCCACAACCCATTCCACGGAGCTCAAAACGATGACTGCCACGACAAGCCTTTCAAGCGAAATTCGCGCGACACAAATTATCCGCGACGCGCACATTCGACACGTCTGCCACAACACACTCTCGGGCGCGCTTTATCCGCTCGAACCACACACCGTCGAAACGGTCAGCGCCGAGGATTGGTATTACGACGCGTTGATCCACCTTTACACACGCAACGGCGCACTCGGCATGAGCGCGCCGACCATGCCGTACGCGTGGTTCACGCGCTTGGGACTGTCCGGCGCGAGCGCCAAGCTGGCGCGCCTGAATCCCAAGTGCGAGCCGAGCATTCTGCGCAACGTTGTTACGCTGTCATTTCTCGCATTCCAGGATGCGCCACACGTTGCCAGTGAGCTCAAGCGCGCGGCCCACAATCACGCACTCGGCAACCGTCGCGCGACGTCCCAAGCGCTCGCACGAGCCGAAGCCATCGAACGCGAGCACGAGACGACTTTCGCTCGCGAGCTCCGTGATCGCCTTGCGTCGGAATGACGTTGACGCATGAGCCACCAGGACCGCCCACGCGGGCCCGCAGTCGTCTGCGGGCCCATTCATTCCACACCACCCTACAGCCACACCACAACCGCCCACGGAGCTCAAGACGATGGAAACTCGGTTCGCATCCCTCGGCAACCCGCAGACGACAGGATACGTGTTCGTGTCCAGCTATCCCAGCGACATCCTTTTCAGCTATCGCAACACGTTTCCCGCGTGGTCGTACGCGCTTCAGTATGACACGTACGGCGACGGCATGACCCAGCATTGCCCACTCTATCCCGTGCCGATCGCGGGCCTTGCTGACTACTGCGTTTCGCTCGCATCGGTCGCACTCGAAAACACCGAATTGGCGCACGCGATCGCGGGTTGCCTGATCACACCGCCCAACCGTGACATCATCGATTTTCTCGCGGGGTTGCGCTCCAGCGAAACGAAAACACGTTTCTTCAATCCCCGCGAGCGCAAGACGTCGACGCAACACGCCAAGCGCTACGACACGCGCTGGCACGAGATCCCCAGTTGGGCCAGTGGTTCGGCGTCAGACGTCTATTCGCTCATGAATATGACGGTGGACCACATCAGCGACAAGTTGAGCCAATACCTGCGCTACCGTGACATCTACGATCAACTGCGGGCCCACGGTAAGACACCGGGGGGATTCTGTGAGCTCGATTATGATGCGACCTACGCGCTTGAAACGCTGGAGCTCGTCGCCAAATCGGCGCGGGCCCGCAGTCAAGCAGAACACCTTTTGAAAGTCTACAGCCACAATCGGCAGATCGTGGCACAAGCAACCGCGAGTGCGAGCGCCTGACGCACGAGCCACCAGGACCACCCACGCGGGCCCGCAGTCGTCTGCGGGCCCATTCCACACCACACCGCCCTACAGCCACACCACAACCCGCTGGAGCTCGTCTCGTGATTCCTTGGCATGAATTCCGTATCTCGTGTGAAGTCGCTGCCCTGTACATGCTCGTCTTGATTGCGTGCCGAGTATGGATGTGGGCGCTCGACACGCGGGGCCCGCGCCCATTCTCACGTGTGCTCTTTCGCTTCGCGCGCCGCAAACTGTACGTCACCTACTGGCGCATCCGTCTGCGGGATCACACCACCCACGCGAAGTCGAAGTAAGCCACGCGTCACACCACCCACAACCCACCCACGGAGCTCCACGCCAGCCACCCACAACCCCCTGCCCAATCAATGCATGCATTCAATAGGTGTGCATGCATGGATGGAAAAATAGGAGAATCTTACTCATAAAAATTTCCTGATGCGAGCCGGTTCCGGCCGGCGATTTTCCCATCAGCGCCGGCTTATCTTTGCGCGAATTTTTCGCGCGCCGCGCGCGCCAAAATCACCACCAGATCCGCCCCGCGTGGCCGATTCAGAGCGATAGGGACATAGGGATAGGGATAGGGATAGGGATAACGATCGGGATAACGACCACACCACAACCCATTCCACGGAGCTCAAGACCGATGCTAATCCTCTTAACCACATTTCGGCGCGACGAGCTCGCGAATTGGCGCGCCGACGAGAACCGGCCGCAACGCGCTTTCAGTCTGCACGAGCGCCGGGCCCATTTCGACACGTTCGTGCGTGGCTTTCTGGCGCACCACGAAGTTAGCACAGGGGAAAGACTGGAGCTCGAACGGGGAGAGCGCGTGGCATGGATCACGGGCCCCAAGACCGCGTTTCTGCTGGAGTGCGCCGTTCCCGAGCGCTATCACTAAAAAATTTTCGACGCTGCCCGTTGACAAGCATTTCTTGACTGTATAGTATAGGCTTGTTAGACGTGACTTGTTGCCTTGCTTGAATCGGATCGGATCACACCACACCACCCGTCAGGAGTCTCCCGTAATGATCGCCACACTCGAACAACCCACGATTGCAACCCGCACGCTCGGCACACTGGACAACGACGCACTCTTGCGCCGGGCCCCGTCGATTTTCGCCACCGAACCGTGGCACGCGATGAGTGGCCGTTATCGTTTCGTGCCGACGATCGATGTCGTGGAGCATTTGCGCTCGGCCGGATTCCTGCCCGTGCGTGCCGAACAGTCGACCTGTCGCACCGAGGGAAAACAGGATTTCACGCGGCACATGATCCGGTTCCGCCATCGTGATTTCATGGAGCTCGCGACGGGTGCGGGTCACGTGATCGATCGCGCGAACGGTGTCGGCATGCCGGAGTTTCCCGAGCTCGTCTTGATCAATTCGCACGATGGCGCCGCGGCGCTCGATTTCTCCGTGGGTATCTTCCGTCAGGTGTGTCTCAATGGGCTTTGCATCCCAACCGGTCAAATGGGTGGCTTCAAGGTCCGCCACACTGGCAGCCAGTCGAGCGCGGAATTTCTGGGGCAAGTGATCGATACGACCTATGAAGTCGTCTCGTGCGTGCCCGAAGCAATGAAGTCGATCGAGACGTTCAAGGCAATCGAATTGTCCCACGAACACCGCGAAACATTCGCCCGCGCGGCGCTTGAGCTCCGTGACACGAAGTCGATCGCGCCGGAATCCATGCTGCGTACACGCCGCGCCGAGGATAACGGCCAGTCGCTTTGGAAGACACTCAACACTGTGCAAGAAAACTTGCTCAAAGGTGGTGTGCGTGGCCGCACGCCAGCAACGGGCCGCAACCGTGGCCGCCGAGTTACCACGCGGCCCGTCGGCAGCGTTGCCGAGGACGTTCGCTTGAATCGCGCGCTCTGGATGGTGGCCGAATCGTTCGCGCGCCACTTGAGCTAACACGAGCCACCAGGACCACCCACGCGGGCCCGCGAGCAATCGCGGGCCCATTTCCCCACAACCGCCCTACAGCCACACCACAACCCACCCACGGAGCTCAAGCGAATCATGACACGCGACGACGCACTAGAGCGGATTCGACGTCTGATGAACATCGACACCGCACGCGGCGCAACCGAAGCTGAAGCGCAAACCGCGATGGCGCACGCGCAGCGTTTGATGGATCAACACAATATCGCGTGCGCCGAATTGACCGCGAGCGGCGCGGAGGATCCCGCGTTCGAGACGGGCGAGATCTGGAGTGGTCAATCGTTCGATAGCCACTACCGTATGGTCATGCCGATCCTGGAAGCGGCCTATAGCGTCAAGGCTTTCTTCTGGAAGCAAACCACGCCCGGGCCGTCGGGTCGGCGCCGGTTGGTTTCCGTCTCGATTAAGGTGTTCGGCGACAAGGCAAACGTCGACGCGGCCAAGTGGACTCTTAGCTACCTGGCGCCCACGTTTCGCGGGTTGTGGGACCGCTACCGGGCCCGCACGGGGGCCCGCACGCCGGAGATGGTTTCTTACTACATGGGGATCCAACACGGGCTGTTGGAACGGCTCAAAGTCACACGCGCGGAGACGGCGGCAACCCTGCCCGGCAACGGCCGCGCGCTCGCACTCGTCGCGAGCAAGCTGGAGCACAGTTGGGCGGACGTCGCGCGCGAACGGGGCCTAAAGACCATTTCGCAGAAGTATCACACGGGCAACGCGTACGCGGCCGGCAAGCGCGATTCCGATTCGATCTCGCTCCGTCGCTCCGTCAACGGCGCACCACAAAAGGCGCTCGACTACTGAAGCCACACCACCCACGGGCCCGCGTGCGAGCGCGGGCCCATTCTTTCGCACCACAACCGTTTCACCACACCACACCACACCACCCACAACCCACCCACGGAGCTCAAGACCATGCCAGCCACCCGAACCGCAACCGCGACCGCACCACGCCAGTCACCAGCCCCGCTCGGCCCGATCGCGGCGCCCGATCGTTTGCTCGATTGCGGCGCGGTGATCTCGGAGGATCCCGAATACAACATGATTCGGATCAAATTCCCCCACAAGCCATCGGAACAGATCCGGCGCTCGCTCGGCACCGAGGGCGGATTCACGTTTAGCTGGAAACTGTTTTTGTGGTATGCGCCGCGCGGCCCGCGTGCCACGCAATGCCTCAACGACCTCTTTGGCGCGCCGGATGAGTTGTTCTGAAGCCACCAGGACCACGCTAGACGGGCCCGCGAGCAATCGCGGGCCCGCAGTCGTCTCCAGCTCCACAACCGCCCACAACCACAACCACAACCACAACCACCAGCACACGAGAGGCCCCACAATGCATACCACACGAGCCAAGCGCTATAAGCGAGTGATCACAAGCTATCTTGGCATGGACGGAGAAGGCGCGAACCGAACCGAGGCGAAACTAGACGCAATTGCCAAGATCACACGGGCGAACGAGGGCAATTACAATCCCGCCATCATTCAATGGCGCGGGTATATCTGCCTCGTCTGGCGTACTCCCGATTCGATTCGGACTGGCATCATCGCGGAACCGGAAGGCGTGCGCGCCGATGTCTGCGGGCATTCCATCCACGGCAATCCCCAGGATCCCTATAAGGCATTCATTGATATCGTGCGCCGTTCCAAAGCACACGTCGCGCAACTTGGCTGGAAACCCGAGGATCAACTTACCGTGCCCGAAATTCTCGAAGGCGATCGGGAGATGATCAAAGAACACGAGCGCTGGGCGCGGTTCCAGCTTCGCTATCGGGATGCCATTGGGCAGGGGCTTAGCGATACAGACGCGTATAGCTTCGCGAGCAAGGATCCCACGCGGCTCAACTTGCAAGATCGAATCACGTCGGCATGGTGATAGGGATCCTGAGAGGGATCGGGATAGCGATAGCGATAGCGATCGGGACAACACGCCACAACCAACCAGCAACCAGCACACGCCCAAAGGGAGATAGCGATCGATGAAAAAACAGTTGATCGATAAATACATGCCCGATTCACTCGCGGGCGTGTATGGGCACGGCGCCATCATCGCCGACTTGCAACAATTCTGCGCGGCCCCGTCGACGGTCGGCATGCTCTTTCATGGGGATACTGGCTTAGGGAAGTCGATCACGGCGCGGGCCGTCGCAATGGAACTAGGGGTGGATACCCATTGTGTCGGCGGCGGTTGGCTCAAGATTGAGGCGGGCGAACAGACGAGAGAGAACGTCGAATGGTGCATGCGCCAGTGTCGCATGGTGCCAATGCTCGGATCCCCGTGGCATGTCGTCGTGGTCGAAGAAGCCGACCACCAGTCGGCCGCAACCCGCGAAATGTGGTTGGGACTCTTGAACCCGATCCCCGCCTATACGGTCGTGATTTTCACGACCAATAATCCGCTCAAACTCGAAGAACGCTTGCGCCGTCGCTTCACGATGCAATTCCATTTCACGGCCGACCGCCAGCTCAACTTGCAAGATGCGCAAGCGCTTGCGGATTCAATCTGGCGGGCGGAAACCGGCTCCGCCGAGGGATGCCCGCGCGTCGATCAAATGAAAGACATCATCACGGCCGGCGGTGAGATCTCGTATCGTTCGGTTGTCGCTTCACTGGAACGGCCTTTGCGCGATGTCGGCCCGTCCCTCGTCTTGTCCGCTCCAGCTCCGCCAGCTCGTGACCTGTTCGGCAATCGGATCGGGACCGCCAAGCCCGCGCCGAGGAAAGCGGCAGCGTCGGAGTACCGTTTCGATCCGGTCAAGCGCTGCCTCGTGCGGGCCTAACCAATCGGGATCGGGATCGGGATAGCTGGTTAGCTGTTTAGTTAGCCAGCTATTGCTTTCTATTCTTGGCTATGGTATACTTGCACACTACTGAGGGCCGCGCATGAATCGAGATATCGAGACCATCATCGGCTACGTGACCGAACGCTACCTAACCACTTACTTCGCGGTCGACGCGGAGGATATCGCGAGCGGAACGGGCCTCAGTGTATGGACCGTCAAGCAAGCGCTGCGCGTCGCGACCGGCGATGAGCTGGACATCATCAAGACACCGTATCGGCCCGACCGATGGCAACCCTCCCGCCCGAGGCTTGCGGATCTTGTGAATCACTTGCGGGGCGAGTTGATTTTGATCAAGACACCGGAGGGATCCGCGCAATGATTCCCTGGACACTGCGGATCCTCTTGTGTCTTTTATTCGGCAAGCGCAGACGGCGCCGCCGACGAGGCAGCGGCAAGCGCACGCCGTGGCGCACGGGCCCGATCAAGCGCGGTTGGGGCGGCCCCGTGTTGTCACGACGGCGGCGCCCACGCCCACGACGGGCCCAGTAGCAACACCACACACGGGCGCCCGACCGGCGGGCGCCCAGCTCCACACCACACCAGCTCCACGACGAGGCCCGAGAATGGCAAGCACGACCGCGAAGCGAACCCAATTCATCTATCCCGAAGCGGAGCTAAAACACGCGGAGCAAATCGGCCAATGGATCGGCCGGGTTGCGGCCCGTGATGCGATCGACAACGGCAACCCTAAGCGGTTCGCGCCCACGGACACGAAGGATGTCGACTGCGCGGCGGAGCTGGGCTTTAACCAGGACTCGGACGCGTGGCAAGTGATCGTGCTTCGGGCACGTCAGACGTATGACGATATCCTGTACGATCACGAGCGGGAGTCCAAGCGAACCCGATAGGGATAGGGATAACGACATAGGGATAGGGATAGGGATCCCGTCCCTCGGCGCGCAATGGTGATCCCCTCCACGCGGGGCGCGCTGGGAACGATCGAGAGGTTCGATCGGCTGAGAGTCACCAACACGAGGCCGGGAGTTCCGGCCGGAAAGGTTTCTACTATGGGGAATCCCATGCGTTTGCTCGTGCGCGTCGATCGTCAAGAGTCATTCCGTCGTGGCCACGCGGCGCCGGCAGGTAACAGCTGGCACCGGTGGAGGTGGATCCGAGCGAGTTGCGCCAGGGCGATAGAGACGCGATCGCGGTCCGTCTGAAGGATTCCGGCGAGCTTTGGCAGTTGCACCGACACAACTATCTACACGTGAACGAGCCGACGTTGGCCGGCATCATGGAAGCCATCAAGGCCGACGAGGCGGCATGCCAGAAGGAGAAGGAGGAACAAGCGAAGAAGAAGGCCGAAGCGTTGGCCGATGCGCTGGACGTGCTTCGCGAGCGGCGCACCAAGACGACAAACCAGGAAGATAGCGTCACGTCGTATTCGGTCGATCCGCGCGTCACGCACTCGGACGTGCCGAACGGGTACGCCCGATGGGAGGTGAGTTATCCCGATTGGGAGTACACAACGGATAGGGAGGCCATTGCGGTCCGCGAGACGGACGAGGCGGTGGCATGGACGGCCGAGCTGGTGGCCAAGAACGAGGCGGCCGAAGCCGAAGCGAAAGCCAAGGTTCGCGCCGAGCTGGTGGCCAAGATCGCGGCCTACCACGCCGAGCAACAAAAGGCACTCGATTGGATCGAGACGCACGGATCCAATCGCTTGCGCCGAATGGTCGCAGAAGGGATCGAGCACGAGGCCGTGTATCGTTCGGAGCGGATCAAGCTGGAATTGCCTAGCTGGCGATTCGAGGCAAACGTGCCGGGTGAGGCGGGCGAAGCGCGAAACGTGCCCAGCAGTGCATTCACGTTGCTGGACGAGGCCCGCGCACTCCGGCCCGATGCGAAGCTGAGGTATTGGACCATCGACCACGAGCACACCGAGGAGTGCTACGACGGACGCAACCCAGACGAGGATTGCCCAGCGTACGACTACACCGGGTATGTCGCACTCGACACGTTCTTGGGCAAGGAAATCGTGTACGGCGGCCCGGATCCGGCAAAGTGGAAGGTCGGCTAACGCGTGGTGGCGTTGTGTGGGCCGGCGCTCGCGGGAGACCTCGCGGGCGCCGGCTTTCTCTCATTTTCCGACCGATAGGGATAGGGAGGGACGCTATCATGCGCGACTTTGATTTGTGTGCGGAAGTGGCGCAGCGGGCCGGTAAGAACTTCGCGGGCGACTGGGCACCGATCCAAGAGGCCGTCGTGAGCGAGCTGGGAATCACGTTCGCGAACGACGAGGAACGCGAAGAGACTTTCAAGCTGCAACCGTGGGTTTACTTGCAAGTGCTCGCACGCGAGATTTACCGCGAGGCCCGCGAGCTGGGCAAGCTCGACACACCCACGCGCAAGCTCGTGCATTCCTACGTGGAGCGGCACGGCATCAATCCCAACTGCTACGACGAGCGCGGCACGCAAGCGATCGTGAACGCCATCGGCAGCATCCGGCGCCAGCATCCCAAGATTGAAGACTTGCCGGCCCAGCAGGCCCAAATGATCGAGGGCGGACAACGGCGCTGGCTCAAGAAATCGGGAGGGCTTTAGCGATAGGGATAGGGACGTTTGACCGATAGGGATAGGGACATTTTCACTCGAACGATCGAACCCAGGGGACAGGACAGACACAATGGCACGCAAGGCGAAGGCAGCCACGGCAACACTGACGGAGAAGGATAGGGATAGGGACGACGACAACACACCGCGTTACGTCGCGGTCGTGCGTGTCTCCAGCCCCAAGCAAAAGAAGTCGAAACTGGGGCTCGACGCCGAGGTCACGACGATCAACCATTTCCTCGCGACCTATGGCGGGAAGCTGCTCAACATGCACGAAGAGGTGCGCTCGGGCGCCAAGAAATTCTTGCGCCATCGGCCCGTACTGCAAAAGGCGCTCGAAGAGTGCCGCGATCGGGGCGCGACCTTGCTCGTGCCGCGCGTCGATCGGTTGTCACGCTCGACCGAGACGTACACCGATATCAAGCGCACCGAGATCCCAATCCGACTGGCGAACCGACCCGACGCCAGTCAGCTCGAAATCGATCTTCACGTCGCGTTCGCGGCCGAAGAGGCTCGTAAGATCGGCGAGAACACGAAGAAGGCGCTCGCCGAGTTCAAAACGAAGAAGAAGATCAGCAAGCGCATTCTGGAGAAGTACGAAGGCAACGTGCCAGCCGAGATCATCGCGACCCACGCCGGCAAGCTGGGAACGTCGATCCCCGACGTCAAGGGTGGCTTAAACGACGAGCACAGGAAGAAGGGCGGCCGGACCACGGCGGCCAAGGCCAAGGAAGAGGCGATGGAATACGACAAGTGGCGGGCGCCCTTGCTCAAACGTCTGCGGGATAGTGGACTCTCGCTCCAGCAAGTTGCCGATGAATTGAACAATGAGGGCTTGCGCACGCGGCGGGGCAAGCGCTGGACTCCGGTCCAGGTGCGCAATATCCTCATGCGGCACTATCCACCCACCAGCATAGTTACACACGAGGCAGCCTCATGATCACCATCAGCGTGACTGACGGCCCGATAGCACTCCACAACCTGACCGAGCTCGACAAGCTCGATCCCCGGCAATGCTTCGAGCTGGCCAAAGCCTTGAAGGCGTACGCGGAATACGTGCGCCTTTGGGGCCACATCCATAAGGCCGTGATCGACCGGGATCTGGAGAAAGTCGATACACTACTAACAGCGACCACCGCGCTTTGCGTGCGTCTGCCCGACTGGGCCCAGTTCGTCCCAATCAACCGGATCGGGAGATACCGACATGACGACGACACACAAGGTCACGATGGATGATCTTCGCGTCCACGATGGACTCATGGTCCTCACCATCCACACGCCGGCCACGGAACCGAAACCCGAGCTCGAAGGCTTGCCACCCTCGGAGCGTCCTGGTGCGCCCGAGTGGTTCGTGGAGAATTTCGGCTACGACGACGACGGCGGCAACGACTTCCCACGCGAAACGATTCTGGCGTGGAAGTATTCGAGCGTGGGGCCCGGCGAGTTCCAAATTTTGATCGAGACGCGGGAGCTCGGCGAGTTCACCCGGCGCATCAGCGCGGCCGGCCTGGTGTTCATGAATGGGTACGCGGTGCATTACCCCCAGCAGTTCGGCGATCCCACGACGGCGGTCGTGGAGCTCCTCAAGCATAGGGACGGCTGGCTTGTCATTCCTGCCGGTGAACGTTTGGCTTGTCAATCGCCGATCATCTGAGATACCATAAGGGTGCAAACCTGCCCTTTCACGGAGCGAGCTTTATGCAGTTTCAGTTTGCACAGGAAACCCCACCGGAAGTCGAGTACATTCCGGTTGTCTGGCGCGCGACGCGCGACGAATACGACGTGCTCCAAGACGCGGCCGACTATCTGGAGCTGCCGCGCCCACCCCGCGCCGGCGGCGGGCGCATCGGCGTGATCCGACGGGCGCTCGACTTCTATTTCGCCAATGCCGAGGAGATGAAGGGTTTCAAACGGTACAGGAACAACAAGAAGTGAGACGCACGCCGATCCAGATCGTCTTGCGCGGGCACGGGCCGGTCGGGCGCCTGAAAGGGTCCGGCCGGCTTCATTATGCGCACGACCTTGGGCGCCTCTTGGAGTACACCGCCACGAAGCTCAAAAATTCGATCCTCATGATGCGCCTGGCGGCGCCTGACGATCCCACGACCGAACAGGCGGCCCGACTCCATCGCGACACGCTCAAGGTCTACCGCATGGCCACGCTCGTCCAGCAGCGCGGCCGGCGGCTGATCGCCTGGGCCCACGAGAGCGCGCGCCGACAGGCCGAGTCGAACTAGCCGGCCGGCTGTTCGGCCTTCTCCTCTTCGGCCGGCGGCGCAGCTTCCTCGGCGGCCGGCTTGGGCGGCCCGTCAGGATCCTCATAGGGAGGCTCGGCCGTGATCTGGTCCAGCAGGTCGGCGCCGACCACGATCGGAACGTCGACCGTCTTCCCTTCCCCCAGCTTCGCGGTCACGGTGGCACTTCCCGCAGCGATCCCCCAGACGAAGCAACGGGCCCCCCTGGCGACGATCTCGGCGATTTCGGGCTTGTCGACCGACCACACCACCGACGCGTCAGCGGTCACGCTGGGCCCTCTGGCGAACAGGCACGTGCGAAAACCGATAGGGACGTTGAGATCCATGCACTCACCCCGATAGGGATAGGGATAGGGACATAGGGAAACCCCGGCGCCGGCAGACACGACCGACGCCGGGGCACGCACGAAGCCACCACCACAACGGACACGCCTGGAAGTCAAATCTGGAAGTGAAATTTCACTTCCAACTCATCCGCCTTGCTGGGCAGCCGCGATATGCTCGGCCGGGACGGACGTATCGGCCGGCGGCTTGTCCCCGCCGATCGGTTCGACGTGCGGCACGTCAACCGGCGCGTCGGCCGTGATATTCAGGGCGGACGCTTTATCATCTTCCGTGACGTTGATTTCAAATTTATCCTGAAAAACGCCGTCCGTCACGGTGAACGTGGCCACGCCCGAGAGCTCCAGTGTGATGACTTCCAAGTCCCACTTGCCCGCGCTCAAGGCGAGCGGCCGGAACAGGTCTTGGCGGTCACAGCTCCACGTCGCGTTCTGCGTGTCCGGCACGGGCCGGCCCTCTTTGTTCGTGGCGAATGCATGAAGCGTTGTCTTCTGATTGAAGTCCATGCCGAACACGGGATGCGCTCCTTGAACGGGTGGGGGAATCGGAACGATAGGGATCGGGACATCGAGAGGCTCATCCGCAACGATCATGAGGCCAGAGACAGGATCCGAGGGTGGTTCGTCGTAATGGTGGTGCACGTCGAGCCGGACACGGCCACGCAAGGTCAAGCGATGATAGAGGTCGAATCTCATTTGCCCGCGATCCCCAGGGCAATCTGCCGCAAGGCGGCGGCGCGGAGCTCGGGACTCAGATCCTTCAACCGGGGCTCGATAATGCGTACCTGGGCGATGCGCCGCCACTGGTCGGTAAACGACTGACCCAACACGTACGATTCCAGCGGCGTGATCCCGTCCTCGATATTCTTGGCCGCGAGATAAAGCCCATCGGCCATCGTGCCCGTCAAGTACGGGACGAAGAGCGCACCCAGCTTCTTGAAGTCGTCGCCCGCGATTTCGGGGGCGTCCGGTGGCGGTTCGGGGATCGGGGCCCCATACCGGAGCTCGACTTCGAGAATGTCAGGCGGGCCGGGCTTGTTGACGTGGGTCCGAATCGTCGGGTACATGAGCGCGGCCGGATCCTGGATATGTTCCAGCCCTAGCGCGTGGCCAACCTCATGCCCGATCGTCGCAACCAGCATCTCGCGCGGCTGACTCGCCCACTGTTCCGAGTGGTCGAAAAGCTGATTCATGCACGAGCTCGGCGTGGCCGCGCACGGCAGCTCGCTTTGCGCCAGCACGTTCCACGGCCCATCGATCGCGCCGGCCTGGGCATACACGTTGGCGCCGCCGGCAGACCCAGCGCGCTTCATGACGATTCCGCAGACGTCCGTCCATTGCTGACAGGCGATGTCGTATGCTTCTTTTACGTCGCCACGCGAAAGGCCGGGAAACACCATCTCCTCAAAGTATGTGATCAAAAGCATCGGCCACCGGCAGATCGAGCCGGGGGCGAGTGCTAACGCTTTCGTGCCGCAAACACTCTTCAAGGCCCGTTCGGACGTTGCCGCTGCGGATTCGGACGGCATAATTGAGTCGCTTTCACAGGGGAAGAAGCAAATTATTGGATCGATTGCGCCTGAAATGCCGATCAATCCGAACGTTCACTCACACAGGGGAAAGAAACATGAAACGGTTGATACCCGCACTGCTTACGTGCGCGGTCTTCGCCGGCCAGGTCGCCGCGCAAGACGAGCGCACCAAGGAACCACCCTTCACGCCACCCATCCCGCCGACATCAGGCACCCCGCCGGCAGCCGATAAACCCTCGGGGCTGACCGAAGCCCAGATCCAGGCAATCGTCGATCGGGCCGTGACCAAGGCCGTCTCGGAGGTACGCCAGCAACAGGGGGCGCAACCGTCAGCGCAGACACCCTATCAACAAGCTCAGGCGCCGCCGGTCCAGCAACCACAGGTGATTTATCTCGTGGCGCCTCCCCAGCCGGCGGCCACGCCAGTCCAGCATGCGGCGGCGCCGGTCGTCGCGGAACCGCAATACGCCACGATCTTGCAGGCGCCGCCAGCGCATAAGCTGATGCTTGCGCACTTCGGTCAAAAGCTGGCCACACTGGGGACGCCAAGGCTTCGCACGGTCCAGCTGGCGCCCACGGCCGGTCTGAGTTATGCGCCGGCACCCGTCTACGCTACGGCGCCACCCCCGGCGCAGTATGCGACGGCGCAGCCGAGCGCGCAATATCAGCAGGCGGCGGCTAGCCCACAACAACCGGCCAAGAGCATGCCGCCTATTCCGAGAAAATGAGGATCGACTCATCACGAAGTCTTTCCCTGTGAGCGGTCGTCGTGGTGTGTCGCCACGGCGGCCGTTTTTTATTTGTGCTAGAATCAAGATCGGGAAAAGACGACAGCGGAGGGACATTCCGTGAAGACTCGCAAGGCACCCGCACCGAAACGGCTTTCCAATCAGCCATTCACAACGACGATTTCAATCAACGTGGAAGCCTTGGTCGTGCCCGAACCGGGCGGCGGTTACTCGGCCGCAATCCCCGCGCTTGATGGCTGCGGGACGTGTGCGCGAACGCTCGAAGAACTCCATAGGAATCTCATTGAAGCTGCTGCGGGTTGGCTGGCCGTCCAACATGAAACGCGAACGTCCGAAACACTGGGCGATATGACGATGCCGCTGGAGGGTGAAGAGTGAAATCTGTGAGCGGCAAACGGCTTTGCGCGATCCTCGCGGCGAAGGGCTGGCTTTTGGCAAGAATCTCGGGCAGTCATCACATCTATTTTGATCCCACAACCGATCGCACGGTTTCCGTACCCGTGCACGGCAACCAGTCGCTTGGTATCGGCCTTCAGCGCCGGATCATGCGACAAGCGGGGATCACTGCCGAGGAACTCTGAATCACGGTTCCTCGGGATGGACGGCCACCGGGCCGCAGTGACCCCGCGCGGCGTAGTCGTCTTCGATCGCCTCGGCGACTTTCCGATCGAGGCCCCAGGCGTGACACTTGGCGCAGACTGTCGCCGATCCTTCCCGAACAATCGGTGCGGCAGTCTGCACCCACACGGTCCTTTCATGGCCGGGCTCGTCTGGATCGTCCACGACGGTCCAATAACCTCTCGCGCCACACATCGGGCAGTCCGTCTCGACGGGCGGCGCCTTCTCGCGGGCACGGTCCCAGCCGACTTGCGCACCCATATAGAAATGCGCTTCGCCGGGACCGGGAATGTAACTTGGCTCTCTGTACCGTGTGCGCCAGTCCCCCCAGTCAGACGGCGAGGGCATGTGCTTTGGCGGGGGCAGGCACTTGCTTGAAACGCATTCGCGCATACCTGGGCGTGATCCTGTAAAACTTGCCGATCTCCGGCCACGTCCAGCCGAGATCAATTCGCATGCGCACGATCGCGAGATCCCGCATCCTGCGCATGGTGGCGTCGTCGAGGCGTGTGCGTGCCACGAGAGTAACCTCTTCGCCGAGCTCGTTGACCACACTCATCGACGCCAACCCAAGGGATAAGGTGGAAATAGGCACACGCTCAAAAGTGCGTTTCACGCTTGTTTTACCGATGCTCTTCCCGATTCACGGAGGGGGAACAACTGGACCGGCGCTTACCACGCGCATCGCACGCGATTTGTTCACGCCGCGCTGAATGTACCCCTTCTTTTCGAGCGCCCGCAGGTGGCCTAATACGCCGTTGGGTTGCTTGAGGCCGACGAGCTCGCCGATCTCCCGCACCGTGGGCGCATAGCCGTTGTCGGTGATGAAGCCGGCAATCGCGGTCAATACCTTGAGCTGTTGATCGGTCAGGGGTTCGAGGCCCGTGCGCGGGCCCGTCGGCGCGGGCTTGGGCGTGGGCGCTGGCCTGGGCGCTGGCCTGGGCGGGCGCTTGGGGGCGCGTTTGGGGCGATGGTGCGCGGGCATGTGTCTATGTCCTTCATGGTGGCTACAGGTCTTCGAGGATGATGGTGGTGTGGAGCTCGCGCCCACGGGAAAAGGTGGGGTCGAGCGTCTTGCACGGTGCGTTTCGGTCGTCGACGAGCTGGCCGATCTCCACGAGCCCATCCAAGAGACTCTTCCAGAGGTTCCGGCCATCGGGCTCGTGATTGGTCGGGCCCAGCGTGACGTGGAGGATCACCCGGCGCGGTCCTTTCGCGTGCGGGATCTGCCAAATGAGATTGAGCCAATTCGCCAGCGTCTCGCGATCGAAACGCTTGCGGCTGATCTTGGCGCGAACGCTTTTACCGAGCTCGTTGTCACTCGCCGGCCGCCAGCCAGGAATCACCGCAGCATGAACGCTCGGGGGTGGCTTGATGATGGGCGGCGGGTTCATACACGAGCTCCAGAGGAAAGTGCTCCGCGTGGCCGGAATTGCCACAGGGCCACGCGGAGCGGCGCGGTTATCGGAGGCTGACGGCCCCAAAGGACAGACATCCGTTTTTGACAAAACCGGCAGTCCCCGCGAGCGGGAGCACTCGCGCCTTACCTCCCGTTTGCACACCTTTATGCGAACATCGACCGCTGCCGATCGAGCGGCTTGGTATAGGTCGGGTCATTCTTCTTTTGACGGTGCGGGCGCTCATGGTCCGCGAGCTGGTCAGTGATCCGCTCCACGGCGATTTCACACTGATCGCGGCGCAGGTCGAAACCGATCGCATGGCGGCCGTTGCGCACGGCGACACTCGCGGTCGTTCCCGAGCCCGAAAACGGATCCAAAACGCGCCCACCTGGCGGGCATAGGGAGAGCAAGAAAAACTTCGCGAGGTCCTCGGGATAGGGAGCCTCGTTCTTATGGGCGAGCGGATGGCCCATGTGGCCGCCACCGACCTTCACGCGCACGAGATTTCCGGGGTTGGCAATCTTGGGGTGCTTATAGCCTTGAAAGCGCCGATCTTCGTACTTCTCTCGCCCAGTGTCGGCAAAGCGCTTTAAGTTGATTCTCACACCGTCCGTCTGGCGATAGCTCATGCGGCCGCCGGGGCTAAACCTGGGCGGTTTGCCCATCGCGCGGTTATCGCTCCACGGCAAGGGCCCAGGACGTTTGAAACACATGACATACTCGATATCGGCACGGAACCAATCCGACCCGCCGGAGCCCGGGATCCCGACGCGGTTCCAGTAACACGGCCGATAGAGTTCGCATTCACCACCACGGGCCCACCATTCCCACATGAGCCCTTCGCAGTAGGGTTGATAGTTGCGGTCTTTGGTCTCGCCGGCGGCGACCCACACCACGGGCCCGCGTGTGACGCGCTGGCATTCCAAGGTCACACCGAGCATCCAGTCGACCCACGCCCGGGGCCCGCGTTGGGCACGTATCCCATACGTCCGCCGGCTTCCGTACGGCGGCGAACCGAGCGTGAGATCCACGCTCCCATCCGGGAGCGGCAAGCGTCCTGTATCCCCTTGAGCGATCAGGTAATTCATGACTATCCCCGCAGAGTCGCGGCCTTCATCTGGCTTTCGATGATCGTCGCTTGGCGCTGCTGTTCGACGGCTTGCTGACGCTGTTCGTAGGCTTGCCACTTCTCGCGGGCCCATTTGGCGAGCTGATGGTTCACGTCCGAGGGATCGAGCTGGGCCAGCTTGTCCATCGCGGTTGCCAGTGCCTTCAAGGATTCCCCGCGTTCGCCGTTCAATTGGATCAACATCAGCTTTGCACTATCGCGGAGCTGCTCGACTTCCGCCTTGAGCGCAACGTTCTCGGCGCGCCCTTTCTCGGCGGTTCCCTGGACCATCGCAAAACCCAGGATCATGAGGGTAATTTGCATCACCTGCGCGGCGTGCATACCGGATTGCGGCAGAAAATACGCCGCGAGCACGGCAAGGCCGATCAGTCCCAGGGTCGCGAGGTAATAGCCTCGGTTGGTCGTCTCGATCACGGGTGCGCTCCCTCGGGTCACGGGTCAGTAAGCGGCTTTCCGTCGTTGCTCGTGCTGTGCGCGGATTTGCATCGCCTGACTCATGTCCATCGCGTCGATCGCTTCGTTCCGATACCCCTGTTGCCGCAGCCACCAGCGCATCTTGGGAGACACCGGTTGCGGCCGGTCGAGAAACGCTTTCGCTTGCCCTTCGCTCATGAGTTTCGCCATCTGGGGCGTGATCCCACGGCGCAGGAGCTTCCGCACTTGTTCGGGGGTCGCCAGCCGACGGAGCTCCCGATCGAGCAAAGTCGCCAGGATGCCGGCGGCCGTGGCTTTCGTGATCCGGTCGAATCCCGTGATGCCGCGTTCCTTGAGCATCTGTTTTTGCGTGTCGCTGGCCGGTTCGCCCGAATCCCGCGCCGTCGTGTATTCGATCGGGCAGCCGAAGACCTTCTTGACGCCCAGGGGGTTGAATTCGATGCGCCGGTAATTGACGTCCTTCTTGCCGATCACGAGACGCAAACGGCGCTCGTGCGCTTCGTGTTCCCGCTCGGCCTTCTCTTCCAGGTCGACGAGCTCCTTGGCTTGTCTTACGAGCTCCTCGGGGTCGGCGTCCTTCTGGTTCCTGCCGAGCTGCCGCGCCTTCTGCCTGACACGCTCGGAGCAATCCTCCGCGAAAATATCCGTGGGCCCGATCAGGTCGTGTTCCGATTGCCACCCAAAAAACAGGAGATACCCATACGTCTTGCCCGGCGCCGTGGCACCACACCGCCCGCTCATCTGATCGAAACGCGCGCGACTCGTCGTGGGGCACAAATGCACGACGGCACCGATCCCAGGGTGATTGAATCCACGCCCAAACAATTGATTATTGCAAAGGCCGCGGAACCCGCCGGCCTTGAAATCGGCGACGATCTCGCGCCGGTGGGGGTTCTTGCCGTCGACGGCCTTACTGGGAATCCCCACCCCTTCGAGCGCATGGGCGAAGTCGTAACTGCTGCGCACGTCCGGCAAGAAACAAATGAATTGCTCGATCCCCAATCGCTCGACTTCCTGCCTGACCGCGTTGGCGAGCTCCTTCAAGACAAGCGCGAGCCGGGCTTCGAGCTCACCGGGATTCAAGACGCCTTCCTTGTTGGCCTTGATGCCGCGAATATCGACTTCCATTTCGCACTGGACTTGCATGAACGCCGCGCGGTGGCCGTTCTCGATCGCATCGACGAGCTTGTAGTTGTACGCCGTACTCTCGAAGCACGTCGAAAGCGGCACACCATCGAGCCGGTCGATCGTGGCCGTCATGCCCACACGGAACGCCGTGAAATGCTCGTGAATCGCTTGCCAGGTGGCCGCCGGACAAAGGTCGCACTCGTCTTGAAAGATGATGTCGAAGAAGCCAGCCGGCCAGCTCGTCAAACGGGGCTTCTGGTTCTTGCGATCCTGGAAGCTGTCTTTACTCCCCAGGCAGACGCGGTATTCGGGAAACGCCGCCATTGCGTACCCGGCCCGCTCCTTGGCTTTCTCCACGCGGAAGGGAATCCCGTAGGCGTGGAGCTCGGCGGCGAACTGGTCGAGCAATTCGCCGCGATCGGCGAGGATCAGATACCGGCCCGACTCCTCGGTGATCAGTTGCTTGATCAGCTTGACGATCGTTCTCGTCTTGCCCGTTTGCGTGGGCATTTGCAGGATCGTCGATTTGACCCCCTTGGCGCGTTCGGCCAGGATCGCGGCAATCGCTTCCGCCTGAATCTCGTCGCGCGAGGGGCCCGAGAGCGGCAACAGGTTTTCGATCAGGCTCTCAGAGCACATAACCCCGTCCGTAGCAGCTCGGGCACGCGTTCCCGTCCGGCAACAGGCCGTCGGTGCACTTACCCCGTTCGTCACTCTCATAGATGCAGAGGTTGGCCGCGTGGTACGCGGGGATGCGCAGGAACGCGCCTAGGCGTTGCTCGAACAGGCCCAGCGACTCGCCCACCTTGGGCTTGCGCATCAGACGGCGCAACGCGTCGAGATGGGGTTGCGCGTCACGGCGCAAGAGTGCGCTTCGATCGAACGCCGGCCGCAGCCGGGGCGCGAGCTTGGCGCGGACGGGGATCGATTCGAGAAATTCGCCGTCCGCGAGCTGGGCGCGTGACTTGAGCTCGACCGGTGAGGGCGGCGGGGGCGGCGGCGGGTTGCCGTGATGTTTGCCGTTGGCGCCGTTGCGGGCCAGCGAGGTCACGGGCCCGCCCGTGAATTTCGGAATGGGCTTCGCCTTGGCTTCTTCGATGATCTCTTCATCGTCTTCGTCGTCTTCGTCGTCGTCGAGCTCCTCTTCGTCCTGGTCGTCTTCGTCGTCGTCGAGCTCCTCTTCGTCAACGTCCGTCTCGGTCGGATCGGTCGCCGACTGGGGCGCGGTGGCCGTGGCCGTGGTCGTGGTCTCGGTGTTCTCGTCGAGCTCCTCTTCGTCGATGTCGCGCGTGCCGGAACGGGCTTCGACTTCGGCGCGGATTTCTGGCTCACGCGCCTTCCATTCTTCGTACCAGTTGTAGAGCACGCGGCGACAACAGCCGAGCTTGGTCGCGACTTGCGGCTTCGATAGATCCTTCCAATCCTCATCGCAGAGAATCGCCCACAGCTTGCGCCGGCGCGTCTCGTCATCCTCGGGGACGCCGTTCTTCTTGTTCGCTTCGATCGCGAGCTCCACAGCATCCCGCAGCGTGCCCAATCGCACGCGCGCTTGAATGATCGTCTGACCGGCGAGCTTCATCGCGCGCAACCGGTGCCACCCATGAGCGAGATACTTCCGCTCCAAGAGGCGATCCCAGTAAACGTCGATTGGATCAAGGACCACGCCGTCCTTGATCAAGGCCGCGTAATGCGCGATGGCCTTCTTGTCATAGGCCGGCCGGAACTGGGTGGAGATGTCGCAACAAATCTCCGCGATGGCGAGGTCGGAAACGGTGACGCGCTGCTGGGCTTCAGTGAGCGGCATGATGGGATCCTCGGGGTGAAAGAAAGTCGTACGCGAGCGACTTGATGGCCGTTCGGTAGTCGGGGTACATGCCCAGCGCGATGCCGAGCACGAACAACGAAATCGCGCCCAGCGAGGGTTCCCAGTAGGAACCGGTCGCAACGTGGAACATGGCGCTAGGCCGCACATCTTCCCGGTCGTACGCACGGCAATGAATCCAGCCGGCCGCGTTGGGGAAGTCGTTGACGAACCGCAGACCCCAACTCGCGGCGAGCGCGACTTTATCCGGAATCGCGTCGATCACTTCGCGCCAATGCACGCGATCGAGACTGACGTAATCGCCTTGCGTCGGTCGTGGGCCGAGCGGATGCGGTTCCCAGACGGCGCTGCCGACCGTGTTCGTCGCCAGCTTGCGAGCCCGCAGGCGTACGGCGGCCAGCGCCTGTTTGCGGGCGAGCTCCAGCACCCAAAGCGGGATCTCGGCCGGCCGATCGAGCTCGTGCGGTGAGCGGCCGTCGAGGAAGTGATAGGGCAGCTCGGAGCGCGGGTGAATGGAAGGCGGCGCCACGATCAGGTTATTGTCGCCCAGGAGCTCGATGGCGGCGTGCTTCCGGGTCGGGTGGTGCCACAAGACGGTTTTATGCGGCAGCTCCTCCCAGCCGGCCGGCAAACGATACCAGAGATGCATCCCCCCTTTCGGGTCATGCTCCACGGTCCAGGTCGGTTCCATCGTGCGATACCGGCAGAACGCGGCCCACACTTGGCGCGCGGCCAGGCCGTCGAGGTCGACCACGCACAGATCCCAGCAAACGCCGGTCGCGACTTGCACCGACGGCGACCACCATTTATCCAGCACACTTTCGCCAATCCCGTTGTCGCGGAGCTTGGTATAGCGCTTGGCGGCGGGCCGCGTACGGCCGGCGATTTGCCGGGCAGGGAGCGGGTTGTATCCCCGCGCGTGATAGAGTCGCGCCCAGATTTGCGCGAGCTCGATCGCAACCGGCTCGGCGGTCTTCATGCGGCAGACTCCCGTTTGCCGACAGTGAGCAGTAAATCAGCTTCAGCGACGTATGCACCGATCAGATCAAGATCGCGGCAGAGCACGAGATTGGCGATCCGGCCCGGCGTGCTTTGATGCAGCAAGTCAAACGCGGCGTAGAAGGCCGCTTCGTTGATCGGCGGCGGCTGACTCTTCTCGGCCAGCGTCCAGATCCGATCCATCAGCTTTTTCTTGGCAATCGCTAAGAGGTGTTCGAGTGCGCCGGCGGGTGTGGAAATATCGGTCCCGAACGCCGGCGCGTGATTCGGGACCGGAAAACCGGTAATTTCCTCGATCTTGCGGATGACCTCTTCGACGGCCGCGTAAACCTGTTGCTCGTTGAATTTGCGGTACTCGGTGGGATAACCCCCCTGGAGTTTCGCCCACCCATCGAGATATTTGATGACGCCCAGGTTGTGGCGCTGTTCCATCGACTTACACCACGCAAAGAGCTGGTGCGCGTAGCGGGGCACGGAACCATACGGGCCATCGTCGTTATTGCCCGACTGCTGCTGTTGCGGGGGGGCTTGCGGTTCACCCATCGAGCGGCGTTGCTGCTGTTGCTGGGGTTGCTGCCGCTGCTGTTGCTGGGGAGCTCGGTAGCCGTTCTGCGTGTGCCGCTGCTGCTGCTGCGGGGGTTGGCTACGTGGGGACCCCTGCCCTTGTCCCTGCCGCTGCGGGGGCGGTTGCTGGCGCTGCTGTTGTTGCTGGGGAGATTGCTGCGGGGCGGCCTGTTGTTGTTCCCCGGCGGGCGCCGCGACTTCCGCCAGCAAGTAACGGCCGATGCCGAAGCTGGCGGCGGCCAAGGCGAAAGCCACTTCGCCCGAGTCGTCCCAGCCAGTCGGGAACGGCGTCACCGCATCCCGCGCCAGCCAGTAATCGTCGACCAGCATCACGGACAGCCGGCAGCGCAAGGCGTGGTCGCCGTTGGAATACTCGACTTTCCAGTTGAGCGGGCCGGCCACGTCGTCCAGCCGGTTCTGGATCGCTTCACGCGAGACGTAAGGCACTTCTACGCCGGCCGCGTTCTTGCGGGGCCGAATGTCGTCATCCGCGAACCCGCTACAGAGCGCAGCAAAGATTTCGTTGCTGTTGATTCCCGGATCGGTCTCCGGGGCGCTGGCGCTAGTGTCGTTCGTGTCGTTCATGGGCAAACTCGTTTCAACTTGAGTTCATGAATCTTCTTCTTCCATTCCACGGTGAGCGCGCGGTAGTTTTCGCCCAGGGCGTCGTCCTCGGTGCCGAGAGCGAAGCCGTGGCGCTGAAAGTTGAGGGCCGGGTGTTTGGCGGCGACGTCCCAGAAATCGCCGTACAGGATCGACAGGATGTCGCGGCCGGTGGCGCCCATGTCGAGCTGGCGGAGCTCGTCGACGTGGGGCCAGAAGCTATCAGTACGTTGATCGATCCACGCGGTTCCACGGTTCACGCGGTTCCGCAGCTCGGCTTTGGAGGGTCGTGCTGGTGCGAGCATGACGGGCGCTCCGAGCGCCAGCCTGAAGTAACGCGGGCACCAATCGCGCGGCGCGTTCGGTCAGGGTGTACTGCTTGAACCGATGGCGGTCGGGTACGCGCTGCGCGGTGATCAGGCCGGCATTGCGCAGGATGACGAGATGGTGCACGATTGTTACCGGGGTGGCGCGCGGGCCCATCATGCGCGCCATGTGCAACATTTCGAGCGGCCCTTTCGCGTCCAGGAGTGCGAGGATCAGCATCCGCTGATCATGACTCATGACGCGGAAATCACTGGCGAAATCGCGGAGTCGCCGTAAAGAGACAAGCATGTTGTTCACCACCGCGCACTTGACCGGCGCTCGCTTGCCTGTACACTAGCGGGCGGGACGCAGTTGACTTTTTACCCAACCACGCGCAGCGACGTTGCTTTCCTGAAATGCGTGGGTTGGCTGGCTTCGGCACACGACATGAAGAAACATTCCGCCCAACCCAGAACACGCCCGACATTATTCCACACGGGAATCGAAGTCAACTCACTAGGGAATCAGACGGGGGAAGCCATGCGAGCGCACGAACCAGGGGGCATTCGTCCCACGGTCGCGGCCGTGCCGTTCCACAAGAAGCTATCCGGCCGTATGCAGCTTTTGGGTATTAGCCAGAGACGGCTGGCGGCGTACGTCGGCAGCCATCAAAACATCGTCTGCCGCTGGTGCAAGGGCGAGCGTTATCCGATCGTGGAACAGTTGGTGCGGATGGCCGAGCTGCTGGAGTGCACCACCGATTACTTGGTCATGGAGAACGTCAGCGATCCGCGCATGGGCGAACCGCTCGATCGCGACGAGCTCAAGCTGATCGACATTGCGCGCGTGGTCGGGATTGAAACCGCGCTCAAGCGGGTGACATGCAGTCCCGAACACTCCCCATTGCCCGGTAGAGGCTACGGCGACATGGCCGGGGGCGACGAACAGGGGAAACGACCATCAGGGGTCGGTATCGTCAAGAACGGCCGGTAAGCTAATCGCCTAATCCGGGATGGAACCCGGTCACGGCTTCGGTGTCGAGCCAGCGCCCATCCGCCAAGCGCTCGGCCGTCTTGGGCCGGTTGGCATGCGGGAGCGCTTGCCATTGCGCATCAGTCCAAATCGTGATCCGAAAGGGATGACCGCCAGCCAGGCGAACCGTCTGGATCGGCTCATCATCCCCCAGGGGCGCGAATGCGCGTAGTGCGTGCTTCAAGGCTAGCCTCCCTCATCCGAGGAGAGGTAGTTTCCAGCCCTCCATTGGCCGGTGGATCAGAAGATCACAACATCTGGAGCGTTGGATTATCGATGCTAGATTAGGCGGCGTCAACGCGCGCGGGGACCACCAATTTTCGCTTTATCCACACGAAGCCTTCGCACATGCTATGTAGGAGAAATTCGGACAGGCAAAACGCACTTACACCTAGTCCCCGTTGAGATTGCCGGTGATTCCTGTATGGACTTGACTAGCCAGTTATGGTATACTATTCGGATCAATCCTGAAACACATCAATGA